GAAGCCTTCGGGCATGGCTTCTTTGAATGGGTACACTTCGGGATTTTTGTCGCCTACAAGGTCGAAGACTACTCGCCCGTGCTTCTTCGCCTTTTCGGGTGTAGGCTTAACGGTTGGTTTTGCCGGCTCAGCGGCGGGTTTTACTCTTGCCATAAATTTTGCTCCTTATTCAAAAATTTCGTTGTTGGCCGTCTCATCAGCAACGGTCGCCAATCCGTTGGACGCGGACTCCGTTCCGCGTTTCGATTTTAAAAGATTTCAATCATTCGATTCAGTTCGATGAGCGCCCTTGCATAGCACTTGTCGCCCTCATCACCAAAGGTGTTTACAAAAATCATCAAGCATTCATCATGCTCTTCAGTGTCACTGCCTTCTTTTTGCAAAGCTACGCTCTGCTTGAAGATGTCATCGTCCGTAAGCATTTTATTTCTCCTATAAAAATGTTTGACTTGTCTCATCAGGCAGTGGAAGTCACTCACTACGACGCGGTACAGTCCGTTGCACCGCGTTTCGACAATCATCCATGATTTAATATAGACCAACCAGCTTCTTGCTGGTGGTAGCCCAACAGCTATTCAGCCGCGGCTGCAGCGATAAGAGCCTCAACGTCAATCCCTTGAGCGATGAGCTGCGCTTTGAGTTCGTTCATCTTGCTGTTCAAGCGTACAATTTGTTTCTTCTTGCGACGGTCAGCAGCTGAACCCATCGTTCGGCACTCTTCGGCCTGTGCTCTGAAGCCAGCCATCTTGTACGCCATTTCCTCGGCGCGGTGGTCATAGTAGAGCGCCTCAGTTGTGAAGTTTCTTTTCTTCAAAGGTTTGTAGTCTTTGAAGTTGAATCCTTCGGGCATGACGACGTTATACGCTTCTTTGGCAATCTTGAAGCCTTCGCGTTTCTTGTTGACCTTTACTGTTTTGACTTCGACTGTGATTGCTTTTTTGTTTGACTTTGCCATTGTACTATCTCCTATGTTTGAAGTTTTGAAACTTTTCTGAGTCTCATCAGTGTCACCTTATAGTGACAGACGCGGAACGGATTCCGCGTTTCGACTTTAATCTATTCTTGACAATACTTTGTACCGTCTTCGTCGATGCATCCACAATTATCGCATGTGATTGGTTTGATTAAAGCGGTGCGAATCTTTTTCATCGCTTTACTCCAACTCTCTTCAGCTTTTTGCAATTGCAATTCGATGTCGCCAATCATTACTGCTTCTGTGTTAGGATTGTCAGTAACAAAATTCGTCTTGCGTAAAAGTTCGAAAAGATATTCAACCTGTTCTTTTGTAAGTTCTACGTTCATTTTAATATCTCCTATAAAAATGTTTTGGCTTGTCTCATCAGCACGAGCTCTTACTCGTGGACGCCCGACATGAGGTAATCATCGGGCGTTTCGACTTGCATGCCGTCCGTGACATTACTACAATCCTTGGAGATTATTATGAATCCAACTTTTCGAGCTTTGCTTGAACGGCGGCGAGTTGAGCTTCCAACGTCTCGCGACGTTTCGTAATGCGCTCAGCTTTCTTTGCTTCGCGTTCGTCCTTAGTCGCTTCGAGGATGATTGCCTTCTCGACGTTATTCGCAATCGTTCCAATGCGAGCAGCAACCCGTACGATTTGTGGAGCAAACCGCACCATGATGTCGTCCGATACTCCAACGATGCAAATTGATTTTGCAATGTCTTTCAGGTTGGCGACTGTGCCGGGAGTTGTGTCAATGTTTGTGTTGGTTCGGACCGTGGTTTTCTTTGTTGACTTTGCCATTTTACTATCTCCTATGTTTGGGGTTTTGAAACTTTTCTGAGTCTCATCAGCACTGCCTTATAACAGTGGACGCGACTTCCGTGTCGCGTTTCGACTTTCATTTTGCAACTTGACCAATGCCACATTCATTTTTGAATTTGAGCGCTTGGTGTTTTTTAGCGAAGCCAAACAACAATCGTCCGTCGTTGTCAGCATGGCCAAAAAATTCACCATGATGTTTTTTGCAAGCTTGATGAAATGTGTGAAGCAATACGTTTTCGTTTCTGCCTGCTTGAATAAATACCTTTGCCATTTTAATATCTCCTATAAAAATAGTTAGGTTAAAAAACATGAGTCCGAGCAATGATATTCGATTGCTCGGTGTCGCGTCTTTTAATCTTCAAGAATTTCGATGTTTTCACAAAGGTCAAGATCTTGCCAAAACATTTGAATCATTTGACAAAGTTCTTCAAACGTTCCAGTGTATTTGACTACGGGCCAACATCCACCCGGTCCAACTTCTTGGACAACTTCAACATCAACATCGTTGTCTTGACAATATTGTTGTAGGTAACAATTTCTGTCGAGATTCATCGTGTCAAGTTCAACACAGCTAATTTTGTCGTTTCTTTTTGTTGCCATAATTCAATCTCCTATAAAAATGTTTGGCTTGTCTCATCAGCACGGTTTGCCAATTTCCGTGGAACCGCGAGATGGCTCTCGCGGGTTTCGACTTTAGGAGATTAGTGACTTATTCTTTTACTGCTTGCTCACAAGCAACAGCAGTGACAGTAGTCCAACTCAGAGTCCCAGGATATTCTATCCGTCCAACTTAGAGTCCCATGTCCGCTTCGCAGCAGTCACTCAAAAAAATTTTTGATACCATCGAATTTTACCGTAGCGTCAGAATTTCTTGCGTGCTTCTCAGCCGGGTCGCATCTCGGCGTCCGCCCATTCGACATTTGCTACAGTCTCATGCCCTTGTTTTTGGCACCGTATTATTAACTTATCAATCAATCAATTTCAATTACAATTATACCATATAGTATAAAAATGTAAACTAAAAAATAAAATTTTTCTTAAAATTTATCATATTTTTTCTGCATCCGTAAAGTGTTATAAACAATGGCTTTATATCTCACGTTTAAGGCCTCTACAAGCCTCGTGGAGGCACTTTACTATTCTCGTGTATAATCAATCGAGCAATTGAATAAAGTTTAATGGCGCTTGATTTAACCGGCATTTAACCATATATAATAGAGTATCGACAATAACGGCGATGGGATTAACTTAAATAAATTTTATTTCAGCTGCTTTATCTTTCGACGCTATTTTCCAATTTTTATCAGATGTGCCACATGACGTTCGCATAGGCACACGAAATTTGAAAGTAACGTTTTCAATCTCATCTTTAATTTTCTTTAGGGTAGTGACATCTTTTGATAGCCCTATAGGATTGTACTGAGCGGTCTCATCATGTACTGAAGCGAAAAAGTCAATTCCTAAATCGCGAATGAATTTATTATACCGTGGAGCGAGTGCAACGGTTCGTTCTTTCATAACGTCAGCGGCAGTTGACTGAACGATAGTATTAAAAGCACGATAGGACGCTTGCTCAGGTAAATGACGATGCCGACCGTAAGCATTAAAAACATAACCTCGACTCAAAAGATTATTTGATGCGGCAGTTGTTGCAATTCTTAAACCCGGTAACGTGCTATGATACTCTTGATAAACATTCTCTCCACGCTTAAAACAAAGCATCTCAAAAACTCGCAAGCGTTGGTCTTCTCGAACCTTGCCGGCTGCAACCAATTCTTCGACTTTATTCAAAAGACCACCTACAAGCTCCATGTTTAACGCGAGCATTGAAACTACTTTCTTCTTGCCACCACCGAATGCAATTGCAAAGTTTACGTTTTTCGCTGGGCCTCGTGGAATGCCACACATCTCTGCAACCCAATTATGAAAGTCAGTATCTGGGTTTTCATTATAAGCAACAATTGCGTTTTTATCTTTGATATAATGTACGATAATTCTGAATTCGATTTGTGAAAAGTCCCAACTAATAATTTCTTGACCTTCGGGCGGGTGTACGAGTTCTTTTGCTTCTTCAGATAACTGTTGAGAGTTTGGTCGACGACAAGACATTCTACCAGTGCGCACAATTTGATTATAATCTGGGTGCATAACACCGTTAACTTCGTGCTCAAGGTACGTCGTAAGAAATAAACTGTTAAGCGTGTGCAATTTTCGGTATGCTTGGACTTTGTTCACTATTGTAGTCAATAATTCTGATTCTTGTACAAGTGGATGCGCAAGATACGAAATCAATGCGGCTTTATCGAATGATGGTTCAAGTTTTTCAGTACGACCTAAAATAGGTAAACCGTACTTATTACATAGTACTTCATAGCAGTCTGCATTCGTATGTGGTCGAATCGCATAACCTGTGAGTTTATGCAGCTCTTCTTCTAATTGTGACAACCGATAAAGCGTGACTAATTGTTTTTGCTGAAGTTCAAGTCGGTCAACGTGAAGGCCAATAACTTCCATATCAAACAAAACTGGAGTTAATAAAATCTCTGTTTCCCATACCGTTTCTGTTTGCTCATGCCGTCGTCTTAAGATATAGCGATGCAACTTCCTATTTGTCAAAACATCTTGACAGGCGTACTCTCCAATAATGTCTCCGGGTACGTCGCCGTAGTTCTTACTCTTGCACCCAGCAAGGTACGCCTTTAGTCTATCTTCACTTTTTGAAGTATCTTCTTCAAGCCATTCACGCGACAGGGTATTTAACTCATAACCAAAGCGGTCTGAATTAATAATTTTTGAAAGTGTATTAGTATCGACTAATCGACAATTAAAAATGATCCCGTCTTGCTTTGCAAAGTGTGCATCGAATTTAACATTGTGGTTCACCCACTCGTAGCAAGAGTTTATTTGTTCTTCTGCCCAGTCCAAAACAGGGTCAAGCGGAAGATTCCACTTTTCATGTGTACACCTTATCGGCACGTACCACGCTCCAGGTACATCATCTGCAGTAGCGGCAATACCGCAAATCCTATGTCCATGATACGGTTTAAACGCTGGTTCATTTGAGTCAAAAGACGTCGTCTCCGTATCAAGGTACAGCGCTTTCGCGTTTTTAAGATTCGGCAGTTCACTTAAGTTTTGAATTAATCGACCGCCATTAGGAAATTGTAACACGATTCGGTCTCCAAACATTTCCATTGCATGTGACTATTGCATGACAACTATTACACAATAGCACTCCATTCTTTGGATCGTTATTATAATGGTTTCCGTCAAGATGGTGCGCTGAAAGCTTCCTACCATTATCTTCTTTCATTTTACCACATATTTGACAAACTTTATCTCGAACTCGAATAGTCTCACAAAACCTCTTTGATTCTACACAAAATCCGGTACTATAATTTGAATTATTTTTGCCAGTTCGATCATGTGTTTTATCAAATTTTCTTATTCTTCTTTTAGACACTTCTCGTTGTAAACACCCGCAACTTTTTGTATGCCCAATTCGTAGATAGTTTCCCTGTATAATCTTTTTTGTATCACAATCACATTGACATAAATAATAATCACAGCCTTTTAATTTAGATGTTTCTTTGTCATAATGCAAAACTAAAAGACGCCCAAATTTCTTGCTAATCATTTTTAGTTGCTCTTGACCTGCTGTTCCTATAAATCCTCTTGGCATAATAGTTCCTTAGTTTAGCGTAGTGACTTCCAATGTTTTAATAGTACTAACTGCGTTTCTATTCTTAAATTTAACTCGTCGATAATATCAAGTTTGCATTCTTTTAATAAGTCTACACCATCTAAACTTCTGTACTCTTCAGACCAAATAACACCTACGATACTTGAGCAATTTAATATCGCCCTTGCACAAGCTTCACAAGGCGACTTTGTTGTATATAATAAACTCGGCTTTGCAAAGTCGTTGTTGAACTTTATAACAGCGTTAAGTTCAGCATGAATGCATCCGCAGTTACCTGGCACTCCACTGCAAGAATCATTTGGTAAATGTTTCGATGGCCCGTTATATCCAATCGAGTATATTGCGGAGCAATCCGTAGGAAAAATAATTGCACCTACTTGTAAACGCTTACATACCGACAATGACTCTAATAACTTTCCCATTTGAATAAACGTTTTTAGTTTTTTCAAATACCGTTTCATAGCTATTGTTCCTTAAATAGGCGATTCTTCCCAGAACCATCATCGGTTATTTCCCAGCATATAAACTTTTCTTGTTTCCAACCTACTGGGACATTGTAATACGAAAATTCAAAAATCACATTTCTTAACTCAGTTCTTCGGCAGTGCCATACACAAAGGTCATGTTTATTTCCGCAGTTTATTTTTTGGCCTACCGCATAAACAATCGTTTCGTCAATCTTACCTTCGTTTGTCACTGTTCGTACAGTGCCGGGTCCGTTTGCAATTTCCATAACAGCCGTGCCTTGCTCTTGAATTAAAATGCAACCTCTGAACCCGCAATCCTTTGGGTTAATTTTATCAGCAACGATTAATTGTAGGCCAGTGTCGAACCACTTGGACGCTTTTTTAAGTAGTATGAACTTGGGTATCGTTGGAAAGTGCGGCGCTATTAAGTTTGGTCCCAGTTCATCACGATAAAATGTTCGAACGCTGAATGAATTTCGTTGACCCACAAAGTCACTGATTTTTAATTCCTTCATCGAGGTTATAAGCACACTATTCTCTGCGTTCAGACCAAACTTTCGCGGCAGTTGAACTCGCTGAAATTTATTTCTTCGCATTTTCAAATCCCTTTCGTAATACCGGTGAAAAGATTACGTTCTCATCATGACCAAACTTTCGAGCACAACACGACACTAAATCGTATAGCATTCCTTCGCCCAATGAACGTTGTTCTGCGATTCCGTTAAGCCCGTTTCGATACCTGCCTTCAGCACACAACGCAGTTTGGATTTGTGAACGCCAAACTCCGATGTCTCGCGGCCAGTCATGTCGTAAGTCTATGTTAGCGCGATACTGCCGACCTATGGGAACAAGCAGTGATTCTTTGGCAGCTTGCCAATTCTTTTCGTACAGATGCATGCTACCAACTTGATGCGTGTAGGTTCCGTACTTAACATTTAATGCATCGGCGATTAATCGCTGCAAACAAGTAAATGCGAATATATCGTACGGTGTACCGAGCCATGCATCATTGCTACGCATTGTAGCAATTAAATGTAATGCACCATTCCGTATCAAAAATTGTAGGCTCATGGTACATGGCAAGTCTTTATGGTCAGCAAGATATGCGTGCTCTAAGTCACTACCTTGCCAAAATGAAATAAGCGCTTGCCGTGAATTCGGATTTTTATGCAAAACATCAATCAATAAACTAAGTTGATTGAACTGTTTTATTCGAGCGCCGTACGCGCCAAACGCAACGCCATCTTCTGCGAAATTTACGTACTGCGGCGCATATGCAATTAACATTTCGATTTTACCCGTGCCCGATAAGTACCACAGTGTTTCAGCCGCGGCATACATTGGTGACAGTTTACGTCGTGGGTTTAATAAAAACGTTGACTCAATATTTAGTAACGTCGCACTATACCCAGTGACTTCTTTTATTTGCCCCACGCGACTTGGCATTTCCCGTCCCGTCGCAATGATATTATGAACTACGTTTAACCATAATTCATCAATGTTACTGTACGCATTATTTCCCATCTTGTGACTCCTTAAACGGCGGTAAATAATTAGTTAGTTTGAATACTTTTTCAATAGGTTTATCAGTATGATTCTCACCGACCCATTGTCCAGTGTGATGATTGTATGTTGTACTAAAATCATCATCACCCCACATATCATTTAAGTACAACTTTATTTGTTCGCCGAGCCAAGCACCAGTCGCGGGTACTACACCTTTTGCGATTTGAGCAATGGGCTGTGCTCCAACTGGTACAAAGTTTTTCGGCCAACCCATTAACGCAGCGGTCTCTAATGCGGTTATTGGTCGGTCTAAAGTAGGATGAATATTATTGCCAAAACTTGAAGCTATTGTTGGGCAATGTCCGTTCCACTTTAAACGGCAAGGCGCATGCAAACTAAATGGTACCTCAGACAAACGATACACATATTTATCATAGTGATACGGGCTAACTCTTTTCATTTCTTCAAGGCGCTTGCGAGCAACATCATGATAGGACTCACCTTGCCGCAAAATTGGAATCATTACTTTTTCTTGAGCATTAAACTCTGTATAAGTATCAGGTGTCCAAGGATTGTTATTGCCCCAAAGTTTGCCGCCCACAGTTTTTCGACCTAAAAGTGGTAATAACACATCGCCTACCGTCGTCCGAAACTCTGGCAAGTTTGGTCGCATGACATTAAAGTTTTTGTTATTACGATACGCTACAAAGAAATATCTTCGGCGTTTCTGCGCATTGCCTTCAGCCGCAGTATTTACAAACAGATGGGCTATCCGATAACCTGCGGGAACAAATAAGTCATCCCGTAAAATGTCAAGTAATGGCCGACCAACGGTGTAAGCTTGCTGCACGCTTTCAAACGCAATTAAATCAAAGTCAGCATGTATTCCAAATCTGCATAAATCCCAAATGTCTCTTGTAGGTTTCGCGTTTGGTCCACGCACAGTAGAATTAGAACCTGCACTATAACTTGAGAATGATGTGCATCGCGGATTGCCATAACAAAATGAACAGCCTTCCCATTCACTTTTATAGTCATCCCAACCTCGCCACGTATCAGCGTTCATGAACTTCGTCTTATGCGCCTTGCACGTTTCTCCACCGAAGTTGTGAATCTCTAATTGACCTACGACCGGCATCACAGTTTTCATGCCCATTGTAAACCCACCCGCAAAACAGTGAACTCCTACACCTTTATGTTTCATTTGTGGCCTCCGAACATATTCCGTCCAATTTACATTTCGCGTCATCACGTCCATGTTTCGCACCATGTATAAAAGCCATAATAAAAGCTGGCTTAAAAACTTTCTCGCATAAAAAGTCAGCGTGCGCTTTAGCATCTATTTGGTACTTTTCTTTTAACTCATCTGATAACTCTGCCATTATTCGGTCTCCTTAAGCCATTCTGCAATTTTCTGCATTGATTTCGCGGGTAAAAATAAAGTGTCCCATCGACCTTTAGTTCCTGCACATGCTGACCAACCACCAAAAGTAAACTCACGTACATCATCAGCCCGTATACTTTCGCAACCTGTCACGCCACCCTTGATAATCCAAACCCACCACTCGCCGGGATAAGTAGATGACTCTTTTTTATTAACAAGCACTTTCATTGTCACTTGCTTATCTGTCACACAATTTGTACGGATAGCATCGACCTCCACTCCACGATGCAAATCAAGTACTCGCTTCAAATTCGGCGGGACGTAGTTTGGCCCCTTATCCCGTAGACGAATATCATCTTTTTTACGTGGAGCTTTTGTTAAGTTCGAAGCACATACTTCGTCGACTGCTTGAGGCAACGGAAGGCCAAACGCAATCGCTGTTCCCTTAGTGACAAACTCTAAATCGGCTAAACCGTCGAGCGTTTCAAGCTCATCACAGTTCGCTAATCCAAGAATTGCCTCGCCAAGTTCTTCGACCATCAATTGTGTTCGAGCAAGTCGTGGGTCTGTGCACGTTTTCATCATTTCTTCCATTATCGTTGCAAGTTCCAACAGCGCGTTAGCGACATCCTTCTCAAGAAACTCACTCATGATAACATGCTCTTTAAGTTCAGTCAAGTTTTCGTTAATCGAGAAGCCTTGCTTGCAGTGAAACAACTTCGTTTTTTCAAATTGTTTGTCGTTCATTTTACTCTGTCCTTTCGTTAAAATTCCTCAGTCATATAGTCGGGCCGGTCGCCCATTTCCATTTCTTTTGAGTTCAACAATTCTTTTAAGAATTCAATAAATCGAGCAGTCTTTCGATAACCTCGACCGTCGCGCTGAAAAGCGTTCTTGCGTACGAACAGCGATATTAGTTGAGCGGTGTTTCCTTTGTCCCACCCGCACCAGTCACTGACGTCACGAAACTCAATATCATTAGTATATAATAATTGCTTAACGAAGTCACGCGGGAACGGCGTTTGCATAATCCTCTTAGATAATAACTCAGGGGCAATCAAAACGTTACTTGCGTTGACCGCATCAGAAAAATCTTTGTAGCCAAAAATCCTGTTTGAATAAATTCTTTCAAGGAATTGCGAAATATATTTTACGTGGCACTCTTTGACTTCAACAGTATGAAAGTCCTTATTTGAAAACGTTCGGCAGGCTAATGCAATCGCAAGTCGGCATAACTTAAACCGCATTGAGCCTCGGTCTATAATTGGAACAATCTCTGTAAAGATTGAACATAGCCGAGTTGCTTCAGACAAAATAATCTTAATCGCTTCAGGCGTAAAAGTCACTTGCTCCGCCGTTCGTGTCCACGCCCAAAGAATTAGACGGTGACTCAATTCTTCAGTACAAAAATGCTTTACCTTTGGGCGATACTGTTGTAAGTTATTTAGCACGTCAACTGAAATTTCTTCGGCCGATGTTAAAAGAACTGCGTCGAACCTACGAATGTCTTCAAGTCCACCAATCAATTCTTTAACTGCTTCGATTCCAAAATTATAAGCGGACAGTGGTAAGTCACCTCGCGGATTGCTAACCATTATTAATCGGGTACGTGCGTGCGTTCTGCGTTTTTCAATCTTAGGTATTTCAGCAACACCTGATGAACGCATGTCGGTAAGTTTTCCAATCACCTCAGTGCTCGTTCCCTTAATTTCTTCAAGTATCACTAAACGTTTATCGTGTGTTGGAATTACTCCCCACGTCACAAACCAACGATTGCCGGCACTCACCTGTTGGAGCCCACCTAAAAGCCCAGCAACTGTTGCATTTTTGCATTCGACGCGCTCACCTAAATTGTAGTGTTTCATTAAGCGAATTAAAGTTTCTGATTTACCTTGTGAACTGTCGCCTGCGATAAGCGTCTCGACCCATCCTTTAGTTAACTTGCCATCGAAGTTAAACAGTAGAGTGCTATGATACGTAAGGTCGATGATAAAATGTAAATCACTTCGCTCAAAGATATGTGTGACATTCGCTGATAGGTCTGCGTAAATTGATTTTAGTTTTTCATCAATAGATTCGACTGTCCATTCTTTAGGCTGAAAAACATTCAAAGCTTTTAAGTCTGCGTCCGATGGTTGATAACTTGATAATGCGTCACACGTAGTTTCTGATTCGCTAATTAAAATTACTGACTGTTGGGTTTTCGGGTGTGGGTACATTCGACCGGTGAATTCATACCCTTCATTTGTCTCAAGCCCATGCCCGATGCATAAAGCGGGTTGTAGAATATCATCGACTGATCGTGAACTAATCTCAAGCTGCGGTGCAAGTCGAATATCTTCAACGTTAAAATAAGTCGTAGGCACAAATTCTACAACTTTGCATGTTGGTATTCTAAGACCGGCCATAATCGCGTCGCGTTGTGTAATTTTTGAAGTCGCGACCATTTCTAAAATAGCGGGTGACTCTGGGTGTAGACTCATTTTGACAAAACCATTATCGTCAAGTGGTAATGCGAACACTGGACATACACTGCAGACCTTTTGGTCACGTGCACAAGATATTCGAATGTCTTTTGGTATTACATACGGTGCAGTGTCCATCGCTGCAACTGTCGCCTTTACTCGAATCCGTTTTCCGGTATGCTCTGCCCGTGACGCTTGATTCAAATGAAGGTCAAGTATTTCGCCCGTATTTTCAACGCTTAACTCAAACTTCGATTCCCATTCCGGCGTTGACCCAATGAGCTTTAAGAAGTCTTTATCAGTTTTCTTCTCGACTCCAAAATAATCATTCACGTCGCCCGTTGGATACTTATCAATGTCAAGTGGTAAGTCTATTTTATGAATACTATTAACGTCTTTTTTAAGACGGGCGCATAACGAATCAGCCGACTTATTTCCTTCTTTATCAATGTCAAGACAAACGTATACATCTTTATCTTTGAAAGAAAGATTAAATTTCGGGTCCCAGTTCCCCTCTCCCGCTGTTGCGGTAATCGCCCCAATGCCATGCTTATTTAATTTTGAGGCAGTGACAATCGCTTTTAATTCGCCACCACATATTATAATTGTTTTATATTTTAATTGCTCAAGCGGAAATAAACGAATGCTTCCGTGCCCACGTTTGTTTTTCATTTTCTCAGAACTTGGAGCGCCGGGCAAATAACGCCGAACGTTAACGATTAACCCATTACTATTTGTAATAGGAATAGAAATACGTCCGTCGTCAAGTCCTATTCGGTATTGTCGAATAAGGTCGTCAGTGACACCGCGTTTATATAATTGCTTTAATAAAGGCTTTGCAGTCCATACAAGATTATGCCAACGCTCAACGGCACTACTATCTATGACTTTCACATTCTCAAATTCGTAGCGGGTCGATAAATCCTCAAACATTACGCGGCGTGTAGTGTTTAAGACCTTAGTTAAAAACGTAACTATGTCACCCGTAGCCTTACACCCGGCCGTGTGACAAATGAATAAGTTCTTTTTAACATTAATGCTACAACTTGGAGTTTTATCATCGTGAAAAGGACATAGTACTTTAACCTCGTCATCGGTCGCGAACTCGTATTTGCAACCGCACCGTTCCAATTCATTCAGTGCAGAGATTGATTGCAGTTGTCGGTCATCCATACGTTCTTTCGGTACGTTCTATTTATAAAAGTTACGGCGGGTGGAGAAGTAAATCCGTCCACCCGCCATAGCGCGAGAGACTCGTTAGTTAAAACTCATTTGATGGTTTTGTCGCGGCTTCATCTTCTTCATCTACGATGTCATACTGTGCTTGAATCTTTTGCTCTTTGTGCAGTGCAACAAACTGCTCATGAAGTTCTTTGAGCTCGTCGAAACCATCTTTTCCAACCCACGCTGAACCTTCACTTGGGTTCGTCATATCACATCCGTACCAATCACCTTTTGGATTGTGTCGGATACTAACGTTCGCTTCAAATATGCATCCGTAAATCGGCGCTTTTCGCATACGAATAAGAGCGGCGAACTTTGTGCCTGAACGCCACTCCCCTCTTGAGAAGGAAAGTACCGCGGGCTCTGAACCCAACTCATGGTTGTGCAACAGCACTATAAAGTTTAAGTGCTCAACGTGTCGGATTGTATACTCCGGTTGAGTCGGGTGTTGCTCCGAGCGAAGCTTAGCGCTTCTTGACTTTGCAACGACTGGGTCATTCGGGTCGATGGTGCGATAAACGATTGACGGTTCCGTTCCTTTTAACTGAATTGGATTCCATGTAATCCATTCAGGATAAAAGAAAAGCGGCACGATTTGAAAAATACCTTTCGCGCCCTCAATCGGTCGGCCTTTTTCGTTTCTCGGCATTTCAGCAATTAATGCATTTGCTGGCGATAGTATTACGTCACCCGGTGAAAACGTTTGAAGCAGTTCATCGCTCGCCGATTTTTGAATTACTTTGATAAACGGTGGGATGACGAACTCTTTAAGCACTTCGAGCCCTGTCACTGTTTCTTCTATCATAAAATCTGGAACTGCTAAATTTGGTGTCACCTTAGTGATACCTTGACTGTGGTCTTTCTTTGCCATTTGATACTCCTTTATTTGTTCATTGTTTGTTGTTTATTCGTTTACTGCTACTTCAAAAGCCTCATCCTCCTTTCCTAATTCTTTATAGGCTTTTTCAAAGTTAACTAATAACTCGTCCAAGTCACGTTTAGAGCGTATTACTAAAGAATAAGTTGGGTACGTGTTTTCTGGGTCGATGCCCGGCGGTAATGGCTTACCTTCTTCAGCAAGCACTGAAACGATTTCACAAATCGCAGGCCAATGCGGTCTTACTGCTCTGTCAGTTAATGAGCTTAGCTCAATGCCAAAGTAATTCATTAACGCTTCAAATTCTTCAGGGTTTCTTTCACGATGTGGAAGTTTAACTGATAACTTCATCGAAGGTGAGCCGGTTGCTAATGAAGCGCGAATCGGCTTTCCTTCTGCTTGCGTTAAGTACACTACGCAAACCACTTGCTCGAGGATATACACAATGCCATCGGCCTCTTTACGTAGGTCATTTGCGAGCTTTGAAATTTCACGTGAAACATGCACAAGATTAACAAGATCCTCCATACTGTACTTGCCACTCTTCGCTTCATCACGTATGTATGCTAATTGCTCATAGCCCGAAAGATACGTCGCTTTCATTTTGCCGTACTCTTGTAATAGTTTTAATAGTACTTTCATTTGTCCTATCCTTTCCTTTTTGATTTTCCAAATCCCATAGAATTAATTTCTGTATTTTCAATTACTTCGCATTCTTCAACGTATCTCGAAGCTGGGTCCCCATTATGATCCAAATATACAAAAGTATAGTTTTTGTTATCTTTGTGTATCTTAGTTAGTATTCCTTTTATTCCCGTAAAATGAACGATGCTATCACCGACCTTGTACTTCATTTGTCCTATCCTTTCTTAAAAGTTTTTGAAATATACACGCCTTCGATACTGTTAAATAATAATACTGTAAACGTCTCATGACTTTGTGCGATTGCTATAATACTATTTATCATAATTAGCACCGCGCCCACGATGCAAATGTAATCATCTTCTGGATTGTAGTCAAGCTCTTTAAGACGCCCTAACACTGTTCGGCCAAACTTCTTATGGTCCCATGCGCTACAACGTCTATCGTCTTTATCAAATAGATAAACTATTTGACCGAAGTCTTTAGCCTTTGATACGTCGATATTATTTCGAGGATGCTCAATTATAAAAACTTTTTTACTCATTTCCATTTCCTTCGCCAACGCTTGGGACGTAATTTAAGATTCGCGCCATTATAGACTTCACGTCTTGCAGTTGTAATGCTACAAGTTGTTTATTTACTACTCTCAACGCTATTTCTTCGTCGATAGTTTGCGGCACTATTAAATCAGTTACACGAACTGACACTCGCGTTCCTCTACGAACTGCTCGCTTTTGACTTTGTGACCGATGAATCATGCTCCAGCCTTGCGAGTAATAGATTTCTTGTGTTGTGTTACAGCCGTGGTCTTTGTCTGTTCCCGCCCATTCCGGTATGTGTCCCCATAAGTCTAAACCGAGGCCACCCGCGGCAGGGTTGCCAATGAAAACTTTTACTGACGGGTCTTGATTATAGCTGTCTTGTGCAATCTCGCGGTCTTTATCACTTGTACCTCCGTAATAAGTGACATGCTTAATGCCTTCTTTAGTTAAGCGAGCTGAAAGCATTTTAATCACTGAGACCCAGTTAGTCCAAATGATTGTCTTTTCTTTTGGGCCTTTAGCTTTAAGGCCATTTACCACTGCGTCAATTTTTGGATTCGGTGAAATTTCTTCGCACTGCGAATCTGCGTTAAGCACTTCGCCTTCATCATTATATATCGCGTCCCACTTTAAATATCCCGCGGTTATTTGTGATAGTCGAAGGAGCTTTGTTAAAATATGATTCGCAGTTAGTTGTTTGTTTTTATCTTTATTCAATTCGTTTTCAATTTCAATCGCTAATTGTTTTTGAAGAGTCATATAGCAATCGCGTTGAAACTTCGTCATCTCAACTTCTTCAATGTCATAAGTTTCTTTCGGTAACTCAGGCATCGCTTCAGCCGCACTAATCATAAAACAAAGTCGCGAGAAGCGTTCTTGTAAAATCGGAAGGTTCTGATAGTCAGTTAAAATGTCACGGCCATCTTGCTCTACAAACTTTCCGTAGTACCTCTTAAACGCTTTATAAGTCGTGAACCCACTTAGGCCTTCGCCAAGCCATTCGAGCTGTGTCCAAACATCAAATAAGTTATTTGCAATTGGCGTTCCCGTTAAACCTGTTCGGCACTTGCACAAGTCTCTAAGCTCTTTCATCTTAGCCCAACGTTTAGTTGAAAAGCTTTTAATCATATGCGCTTCGTCAAGTGTACACAAGTCCCACTTAATCATTCTAAGAGCGTCCCAAGAGCGCTGCACAGTTTCATATGAACATATTACTACTGTGTACTCTGAATCGTCGTCTTGCTTAAACCCTTCAACGATTAATTTGATTCGCTCTAATTTACCACCTCTCAAAACCGTAAGTTTGCCGGGCTGTGTTGCAAAGTCAATGAATTTATTATGCCAATTCATTCGCATGTTTTTAGGAACTACAATTAATGCCCGGTACATTCGTTTCTCTTTTTTATAAACTCGATGCGCTTCGTAGCAGATTCGCGAGATTATAATCGGAGTCTTGCCTGTGCCTTGTTCCATCCATTCATTTGCGCCTTCTTCAAAAATCTGTGTTGCAAGACAAGTCTTTTGAAAAGACATAAGTGGTCGAATTGGATGGTCGATGAAGTCCTTTGGCATTTCAGGAACTTCGCCTTTTAATTTGTAAGCGGCTTTAATGCGAGAGTTGAGCGTCTGCTTAAGAAAACGCGCTAATAGGAACGTATAAAGCATTTTAGCTTCTTTTGTGAATGATACTTGCTCAGCAGGCCAAAGTCCGTTTATAAGAATAGCTGTAAAGTCAGTGCCTGCAACTTGCCACTTTTCTCCAGGTTCATTTGAATTGTGTAAGCGCTTCCGTTCTGGGATTCGGCCCATGAACGCGCGACTTACTCGATAAGATGGCGAGCGCTTTAAAGTTGCAGTGTCGGGATTTTCGTAATGATATAACTTTTCTCGAAGTGCATACGTATCAAAAATGAAATGTCGACCTTTGCCGTCAAGACTGATGTGCAGTCTATCATTCATCATAAATTTGATAGGCGCTAAAAGTCTTTTAGTGCTATCATTTAGTGGCTCAAGAAAGTTCTGAGTAATGATGTCCAACTGTTTCATAATACTTCCTATTGTTCTATTTTCAATTCAACATACTATAATTTAATCCAATTTTGCCATTATACAATATTGATAGTCACTTGTAAACAAAAAAATAAAATATTTTGAAAAATAAATAATGAGCACACAACTCAGAGTTTGGCGAGCAAAATCACTATTGGAAAGGACCTGAGTGCGCGCTCATTTAAGCAAAGATTTATTCTTTCGAACTTCACGAGAAGCTTGAAAATGTACGATGATTGGACTTTCAACTTTCTCATTCATTGTTTCGTTTATCATACAGTACTCAGGAGGGAGATGATAAAAGTCATCATGTAATATTTTCGCCAAAGACTTTTGGTCCCACACCCGCGGGTTCTTTTCACATTCTTTTGCCCACTCATCGACAATGCCACGAACTTTTTCATTATTTCTTAAGTAAACCGTTCCGCTTAATACCTCTGCTGGGCATTTCGAGTTTCTTTGGTACAGCTTACGCTCAAACAAATGAACTGCAACATCACCGTCAAGTGTATCAAATAAAATAGGGTAGGCGCGGAACTCTGCGTCGCAGTCTACCCATACAATATCGGTCTCTGGGAAGGCCTTCAAACATGCTGCTAAGAAGGTTGGCTTATAGCATGTATTTTTATACCAGTCCTTTAAGTTAGGGACCCCACTGACATGATGGAGGATGCTATGCCGCCTTAAAGACTTCACGAAGTGCTCAGCGTACCGTGCATAAAAAGTTCCGAGTGTATAGTAACTAACTACCATCCATTTATTCATTTCGACTCCATGCCCAATCATAAAAGAAATATAGAATTAACTTTGATTGAATGTATGTTAAAGTTATCCACGTCATTTGTTTAACGTCACCTGTGACAAAATATGTAATCAGTCCAAGAATGACATTACCTAAAATAACTTCGTAAGTAATGGCTTTGATTGCATATTTGAGTTTAGGTGTCATTTTAGATTTTGACCATGCTCGTTCATGTAAGTAAAACACTACAAGGAAAATTCCGTGATGTATCAGTGTAGTCAATGACATTTGTATCCAGTTTCTTGTAAATGCATATGTTATTCCAGCTAACCAAAATACACCAATGACTCTCCACATTACGCTTTTTAATATTGACTTTTTATGACTGTCCATTTTTAATCTCCTTTTTAATGTGCGTTGAAGAATGTTCAGGAAAATACGGTATACAAATAATACGACCATTCAAATCATTCATCGCTTGCTCAACTTTAGACTCAGGAACATGACTATCACTCTCCATTAATATATCTGGCTTTAATGCTAAAATATTTTTTAACGGTGAGTACTCTTTTTGTGCTACAACTAAATCAATGTGTTTAACGCTTCTTGCTAATTCGACACGTTCTTCAAACGATATAATGGGTTTTGGCTTTTTCTCCATCGCAGCTTTATCTGTTAAAATACCAACAATCAAACGCCCATCAGGGCCGGCCATTGCTTTAGCATTTTGTAGCATTTCTAAATGACCTTTGTGAACGATGTCTAAAACATAGTAAGAATAAACTATAATCATTTTACCCACTCAAAATTTAACTTTAATTGCTCTACAATGTTTTCGTCAACTCCAGACTCAAACATAAACGTCAGTTCATGATTAAAATAGCTATAGTTTCTTTGAATAAACTTATCGTCTGGCTCGTGATAAGTTACGTACTTGAAAATAGGGTTTAAGTATTTACAAGCGATTGCTGTTGTTGATTTTTTAGAGTCAATATTTAATCTACAATCCTCAGTAAAGTAAAAATCATGAATAGGCCAGTCATTATGTACTGCGTAATAATAAAAATCTGTTGCACTGATAAAGTTTGACATGGGCAATACTCTCGCAGGCCTATTGTCTTTTATCACTGCCCAAGTTACAAAGTTGTGTTCTTGCGGATAACCTCCAAGCTCAGGAAAACGCCAATGCCCATGGTCACTGAACACCCAAAATAACGCGTCAGGCTCATTAAAATTCCAAAGGCCTAAAATCTCTAAGAAATACTTACTTGCTTTTCTTTGTCGAACTTTTAAGTCACTCTCATCCATACTTAATTCACAAGCGTCGTGTGCGTGTACGTAATTCAATACGTACATTACATCTTCGTCGCTTGCTTGAATTTTTTCAATATATCTTTGTTGCGAATCAATATCATAGTCTACATCGACTCGCGTATAAATGTTTTGATGCCTTAAATACCCAAAGCACCCGCAAAGAGTTGCAGGATTCATCACTTCAAGTTTACAGTTTAATTTGAATGGCACTGTATCTTTAAGCCATGACCAATTTGGCAGCGCTTGCTGCGGGCGGTTTATCATTAGCCCGACTGCCTTTGTTACATCTTCGCATGCATCCATCCAACTCGTATATCCAATGCCGTGTGATTTTAATTCAGATGAGTGTTTACCAGTGAGCATCTGAGTCATTGTCTCTATCGTAGCACAACCACCTATTTGCCTTACCAAGTGACCGCTAACTTTATCCCGCATTTGAAAAACTTCAGAACAAAATGGTAAGCCATCAAATTTTATACAATATATTTTCATTCTTTAATTGCAAGGCAATCTCCAGTTATAACATACATATTAGTTTTAAAGTCGCGCCAATGTAAAATTTCAACACTGCTTTCATCATATACTTTAAAACCGTGCGAGTTTAATAATTCCCATATCTGTTGAAAAGAAATTCCCGCATCGTAAAAGCAAGCACCATATTCAAACTGTACATAATCAATGCGACCTTCATTTAGCATGTCTTTTGCACCTTCAAGCACAAATAATTCGTTGCCTTCAACATCTATTTTAAGAAAGTTTATTTTAAGTATGCCACGCTCTTTACAATACTCGTCTATCGTTGTTACATCTATAACTATTTCGTTGGGCTTTAAACTATGTAGCATCTCTAATTCTGAGCTACGCCTAAACTCTGTAGATAGTCTTGGCTCAGACGGGTAATAGTAAAAGCAAGTTTGACCAATCCTATTTGACAATGCTAATTTATTATGAATTGCGTTCGTTGTTTTTAATACTTCAAATGAAAAGGGCGACGGCTCAAACTGATGAATCACTACATCTTCATGGCATTGCAACACCTCGTTGGTCCACTCGCCTACACAAGCGCCGACATCAAACACAACATCATTTGATTTGATATACCGTTCAATGTTTAAAATTTCATTATTTGAAATCGTTGGCATTATAGTACCTTTGCTAAAATTATATCTTTTGGAAAGTGTGAACTGTCGATGTTTGTTATTTCATACGCGGGATTTATTTCTTTGAGCTTTGCGACTATCGTCTCTTCATGAAGATTGTGCCAAGTAGGCTTATCTCCAGTAAAGATGCGTCGGTCGTCAATAAGAATCGTATGAGTTTTAATCGGATGATTTTTAATCGCTTCCAACTCTTGTAGCACAGGTTGCGCTTCTGTTAAAATTTCTGGGTTGTCTGACTCTGGAATGTTCGCGTCATAATGCGCATCAAGCCAAAATAAAATAGGATCGTTTATATTTTTTAATAATTCGGCTAAAACCTCACCACTGTTTCCTTGAAGTACTTTCACGTAAGCTACGCTTTTGAATCTTGCACGACATCGCCCGAGTCTGTTCGCGTAAAACTCAATACTGTAAATAGAGTTAAACCCAGCATCGACGGCCGCTTGAATTCCGTCGCCGATATACGAACCTGTTTCAATGAAAGTTTTTATACTTCCCTTATGTGCCTTAAATATTTCACTTGTCACTGGCATGTGTTTCCTTTCATAAATGAATGTAAGTGTGTAATTTTGAATGACGGAACATTGATAAAGCTCCATCGACATAAAGAACTGTTGAAGGTTTTCTTATTGCTGCGGCTAAAGTAATAGAGCCAGTAAGCACACCATAAAAGTGCTTGCACGAATATATAATATCACAAAGGTGACACAAATTATCCGCATGAATAGTTTTAACATCGAATGGCGCGCTTTTCCGAAAAAGTGACTTCATTTGGTGTGTTACTGCTACGCTGTTATTCTTAAAATACGTTCTGAGTGTTTTTTGATTCGGGATTCCTTTGCCACTAAAACTATTCCATTCTAAAATTATTGCATCTTTTAATTCGGGTATCAATTTTGGCTTGTAGTAAACCTCAGGTTCTTGAAAACGAATGCCTGTATCGGGCACTCCATAAAAGTCAGACACTGCATCGAGAAGATTTTTACCTTCAGTTACTTCCCCGAATTGTGGGTATATAACATCATCATCAACAAACCCGTCAAAGAATGGATTTAATTCCCATACTAAATGTTTTGTTTCTGGGTTCAAAAACTTTGAAGAGTTAGTCACTACGACTTTGTCAAACACACCACTCTCTTTTGCAACACGAGGTAGGTGTGACATAAACAAATGGTCACCGAGTCCGCCGTATGGATTTTTAATAACTAATGTTTTAATTTTTTTACCCAATAATTCAGTAAGTCACTCATAGTTGTTTCTAACGAGTATTGTTGTTGCCAATCAATTACACTTTTTAATCGAGTGAGGTCACCAATTTGAATCTCAATATCAATCGGTCGATAAAATGGTTTATGTATAACTTGCTCAATACCTTTCAATCCGGATGCTGCGATTAGCAAATCAGTAAAATGCTGCATCTCATGAACGCCTTCACCGCAAACATTATAAACTCCGCGGATTCTTTTTGACATAAGTAAGTAATATGCGTTTACGCAATCTCTAACGTCCATTACTACTCTTTTTGTTTTGAGATTTCCAATTAACAGTTTATAATTAAATCCTTGCTGCCCGTTCATCATCTTTGCAATTTGAAACGCGTCACTGCTTATCGAAAAGTTATGCCCGCGCCTTGGACCCGTGTGACTAAAGGCCCGCGTGATAAAACCTGAGATGATTCCATTTCTTATTCGCTCTTGCACGTATAGGTCCATCGCAGCTTTACTAACGGCGTACGGATTTATGGGATGCAACGCCATGTCTTCTTTTAATAATCCAACTGTTTTACAGTCGTTGCCGTATACTTCAGATGTAGAGCAGAAATGGAAGTGACACGTAGTCTGTGTTTTCTCTATTGCATCAATTAAATTCGCTGTTCCCATCACGTTTGAATTAAAAGTGTCTATTGGATTTTTGAAACTTGTAGGTGGATGACTCTGTGCGGCTAAATGAAAAACGCCATCTAACTCAATTTCAGACAATGCTTGCCGTATTGATGCATAATTTGTCAAGTCACCATATACCCAATTGATTGTATTTATTTCGTGGGCGCTAAGAATGTCTAACAAGTCCATTTCTCTGCCGTTGCTGCCACGAATCAGACCATAAACTTTATCGCCTTTACTTAATAGGAGTTTAGCTAAGTGCGGTCCTGCAAATCCAGTGGTGCCCGTAATTAAATAGTTCATTATCACTTTCCAAAAATAAAGTTATTGTTGCATGCTACAATCGATGATTCATTTCCTTCTACAAACTCAACGTCGTTCAACCCAACTTTGTTTCCGACTACTGGACTGTATACTTTGTTCTTATTAAAAAATCCCGCCCAAAAACTAAAAGTTGAATTTGCTCTAAACAAATGTTCAGCACTTATCATTTCAAAAAAGTCCGGCAAAAACATTAAGTCACCGTCTAAGTCTCGCCATTTCACTTGCGTTTCTTCCGTCTTTAAAAAAACATCATGTTCTCGAACACCAAACTTTTCAAAAGCTCTTTGATATGATAACATAGACACAATACAAAAAACATTCGCGTATAAAGTCTGGTAGTCACCGCGTCGCATGTGAGCAACAGCATATGACTTTAAATTAACAAAGTACTCAAGCCACTTATCTTGGAACGTAAACCATTCACGAAGTTTAGCCTCAGATAAAATATTTATGAATTCTTGTTTTTGAAAATAGCCGAACAAATCAATATTGACTTCGCCAAATAGAACTTTATCAACTGGTGTTCTTTTAAGACGCTTAGAGATAGGCCGATGCGAAACGTTCTTAAAAATCTTTTCGCCAATCCAGCTTGGAATTTCTAAAGTACAGTTATACTTTTCAGCGTACGCTCTTGCAAACGCGTACTGAAACATTTGATTGCCGAACCGACCAAATTTTCCTAACTGCGTAAATTGTATTATGTTATGCGCCGACATCGATTAATGAACCCTCTGTACGGTTATGATTAAATGCGCTCTTTTTCATTAGGCAATAATTAAGTTGCCGGTATAGAAATAAATCCCACGGCGTCCCATCATATTCATACTGAACTAATTCCTCAACAACTCTTCGAGGGATTAAGTACGCTAACGCAGCGACAATCCATTCTGAACCTCTGTTCTTCGGTTTTATAAAGTCGGCATTAACTGCATCAAAAATCTCTGGAATAAAACCTCGCCCATGAAATGAAACCATTTCAAATGTTTCAAGTAACTTGACTGAGTCACTAACAACTTTTAACCAATCCTCTCTATTCGGAACCGCATCATCTTCAAAAACTAAAATCGCATCTTTTGTTGATTTCGCAATCGCATCTTGGTGTCCGCGTAAACATCGCCAAGCTCCGAGATGATTTTGAACTAACCCACCAACTTTAGGTTTGAAGTGTGGATTTAATTCGTAGTCAGGTGTAACGCTAACGATAGCATCAAGACCGTCGAGGTATTGCGTGATTAATGGCTTTCGTTTTGCAGATGTCACTACTACGATGTCGAAGTTATCAGGCATAGAGTTCCTTAACCATGTTGGAGATGTCACTGTTTATAATGTTTGCGAGTTCAATAATTTGTGAAGGCTGTGCATCGTACGGTTGCCCTGTAAAACTTGGGGCAATCGAATTGCTATACACAAGCGCATCGATGTTGCACTCAGAGGGCCTTACATTTTCGTACTCACTCTCTTTTACTAATACTGCTGGGTAGCCCACAATTGTTAATGGCGCGGTTAACTGCGGGCAGTCCATTGAGTACTTATAAAATCCGCACGCTCCGAAAAAGTCTCGGAGTAACGCTTGGTCGCAACCCCAGTCCCAGTTCTTACACTTATCAATGTGCTTCGCACCCCACTCTAAATAACATTGAAACGTTGGCGCTGCGCCTATGATTTTTGGCTTTACTTTTTGGCACTTAAACTCGCATAGCCCAGCCATGTATGGGACGGTATGTAAATGATACGCTCGAATGCTATGTATAAAAGTTTCATCATGAAAGCCAAACCATTCTGTAGCTCTTCTCTCTCTTAAGCTTGTTATTGAATCCAAGTCCCGGCATAGCAAAAGTCCAACGTCGTCTTCCCATATTGGTTTTACGCGATAGCAGGTTAACTTCGTTCCTACAATCGGCTCATCGATTATCTCTATCTCGACTAACTCAGGAAACTTTTCTGCGAGTGACACTATGAATGGGTAAAATCTCGATGCCTTTCCACTCTCGTGTAAGTATAGCCGAGTGACGAACCCTTGATATATCGCAGAGTTCGCAATGATTGCATACGTTAAATCAATCCACCGCTTATCTTCGTCACCCCATAGTACATATGATATTACATTTTTCATTTTGGAAATCCTGCCGCCTTTCGTCGTTGATAAGTTACTTTATCCGGTGAGCCCATGCTTGAGTTTCGTCGATACAAATCGTCCTTGTTTTTTCCATCACCTTTCCATTCATGCTTAATGACCACGAATGAATCGTAGTGACAACGCTTTAACGCATAAACTACATCAGTGAATTCATTATCACAAAAGAAACTTTTATAGTCAGGATGATATACATAACCAAACCTTTCGTACATCTTCCTTCCCATTATCGACAAAGTGATAGTTCGGTCTTCTCCAAGAAACCCATCGTTGAAATGCAATGCGCCATCGGTATCGGGGTAATGCATCCTCATCATTTGAGCGATTGTGTGGTCGAAGTTTTTAGCCGCTGGAATCATGTCATCAGAAACTAATACTAAAATATCCCAGTCTTTAACAAGTTCCATATCTGCGTTGCAAGCTGCAATCTTATTTGCATTTCTTCCAAAGTTATAAACTAAGTTTGGCATTTTATCCATGAACGTCCTCATCGTCGGATTGTTCATAAGATCATCGTCTATATCACACGTTACCAAAAACTCAAAGTCGCAATGCTTGCTCATCATACCATAATAAGTGAGAAGAGTATTCTTGAACCAATTCGGTCGAGCTCTTGTTGGATACTTGAAAAGAATTTTCATTTTCTTAGCTTGCATAATAGTAATAAAGCGTCCCAGATATTTTCTCTTCTGTTTTTAATAATGAAAACACTTGCGTGGAAAAATCATAATCCTCGCCCATGTTTTTACGGGCAAACCCGACTTGCAATGCGATGCTTCGCTTTATTGAGTTTAAATGATTCGGACACCGATAATAAATTCCGTTGTTTGAAAACCAATGGTCATACTCAATTGAATGCTTAAAAATATCTGTCTGCATTTTCTTAGCATTCTTTGGGCCCATCATGTGTTCAATCTCACCTTGTAGACTACAACAGTCGGGTTTTGTTTTTATCGCGGCTAAAATTTTACTGATGTAATCGTCACTCACTAAATCATCGTCATCAACAAATGCTACGTAGTCACCCGTTGCTCGTGACAATAATTTATTTCTTTTTTCTCCGATGGTCATTTCGCGATTGTCGATTTCAGTAATGATTTCGACTTCATCAGACATTTGAACTTTCAAATGTACTAATAACCTGTGCAAAAGTTTTGCACGTTCGGTTATAGAACAAATTAAAATTGACAATCGTTTATGCATCATCCATGTCCTTTCCAAGAGGTTTTGATGAGAATGTATATAATTATATGGTTGGTTATCTTTAAGTCATCTACGGGTCTTCCAGGGCGCTTAAACCTCGTGTTTATAGTGGTTCATATGGGATGGTTGAATTTAACCGGCTTATCTTCGACCGACTAATCACTTTAATACTTGTTTGGTCTTTCAAAATGTTTAATGCAAGTACAAAATTCTTATAGAACTTTTCAAACGCGTTAGCAGAAATTTGTTTAGTCGTCCCGTAATATTGATGATAGTATTTTCCACCCATATCAAAGCCCAATAAATGAATTTCATCGTATCCTAATAACACGGCTAATTGCAGCGCACAAAACCCACTGTTGTATCCCGTTCTAAAATCACTAAATGAAAAACCAATTCCTTCAACGCCCGCATTACGAATCACCATGTTCATACAAAACAAGTTATATACGAACCCATCTTTATGCACAAACTTCCCATCGCGAAATTTCATTGAGCAATGTTCGGGATTCGTAACTAAAACCCATGTAGTATTAACGTCTTTGAAACGGCCCTCTTGCACTCTACGAAATATTGAAGAATCTGCAGTAATACAATATGTTGGATTTGGCACGTCGAGCGCTGAAACATTTACAGCGATTGTGTCCTCGTTTTTTAATTTACTAAAGTCATAACCACTTAAACTTTTTCCACCACCTACAATATATACTTTCCTGACCATCGAATTCTCCAACTTTATACAGTGAAACTTTGATGCAATTTTCTAATCGGTCGGGAACTACCGAAATCTCTATTTATTTATATTGATATAACCATATATAAATACAGTAATTAAAAATGCTTTGTTATTATTATTATTATTATATATTATATAGTTATCAAACAATATCGAAAGATAAATAACAAAACTGGAATTCTCTGTTCAATTTGAAAATTGCACAACTGTTTCACTGTATAAAGTTCATAAAACGTTTATCGAAAATTTATACTCGAGCGACTGTAATATCATAACTTTGCCAACTATCATAGCCGTCCCGAACACTATACAGCACAAATCTCAATTGTGTATTTAACTCACCGGCCGATGGTAAACCACAATCACTCAATTCATCTGCCTCAGAATAAGTATATGTCACACCCGACAAGGCAGTCTCCGTTCTTACTAAATCATTATTCTCATCGTAAATTTTTAACGTATATGTTGTCCCCGCTTCTGGGCCAATACTTACAGCACTATGTTCTGTAATCTCAGATAGTTGCTGAAGCCTGTCGCGATGAGTCCACGTAAGCGTAGGTTGCCCCGAAAAAGATACGGGATAACTACTGCTATTGACTTTAAGATTGCCCGGCGGGTATGGCCGAATCATTCGACTTGCAAACACTGATGCGTTGCGGACAGTCGCGTCGCCGATAGCTAATTCACCAAGTCCTGTTCGTGGAAGAATCTTTACGCCGGGTTGGTCCGCGACTGTGAACTCTCGACCAGCGATATATGATACAGTGCCAATAAACCAAACTCTTGTAGATGCGGCATGAGCCGCGGGCACGGTATCAAGGCATCCTCTTGCAATGCTTACTTGATTGCTTGCGGCCGTGACTGTTAGAACTTTCACAATCTCATCTTCAATAATTGCCCAGTCTCCCGCAGCAACGTCGGCCAGTCCTTGTTCATCTGTCATTGTGATTGTTGCATTCGCGGCGTTCAGTAAAAGCTCTGCATCTAAAGTTCCGTTTGGAGTAAAATGTCCGCGACCGTCGCTGTTCAAATCTCCGGTTAAAGAATCTCTTAAATACAAATGATAATCATAAGCGTCTCCAGACGGTCGCTTTGCCGCCACAACTAAAAATCCACTGTCATCGTCTAATGCTTGCGCCTCTGAAAGTCCCGCGTCTAAAAGCACATCCCAAAATGTTGCTTCCATTAACATTCTGTCAGGACAAACAGCGGGCTCGTTTCGTGGGTCAGTCCAACCAGAATCAGCCGGTGTTGTATAAATCGCCGTGCCTACTGAAAACACATCTTGAACACAATCGATTGTTAATTGGCCATCTTGAAGCGTGCCGAGATTAATTTTTAGAACACGCATAATCATTTCAGTTATACCTAATATCGCCCAAGTTACTTTGAAAGTATCTCCCGGGCGTAAAGCGCTCATTGTTCTTTTACATTTCAAACGCATCATTACCGCAAAAGAACCCACTTGTTGGCGCTCTCTTGCGACTAATTTAGACGCTAATGTGTCATTAACAACACCTAAGTATTCAACCTCATACTCAACCCATTTTCCATTTTGCATGTCCATTAGTGCAATGTCGTGGTTTGGAATTGATATAGGCTTATTGTGTAGCATATTCCAATATGTTAATTGAATCGCATTAATTGTTTCGTGAAATGTGCCTTGGCCATACCCCGTCATATCAACAATATCACTATCATCATAAACAGTTAAGTCACCCGCGGTATAATCATCACGGATTAATTTTATTATTACCTCACCTGTTGTAGGCTCTTCGTATATTTTAGCATCAATGTGTCGTAAAACATCTTGTATAAATTGTCGTAATGTTTGTGTTTGACTTTCCCATTTCATACAAAGACCAAAGCCTTCAGTATAAATAGTGTCAGCGGCCGCTTCCCAAGTAGCTGCGGGTAATAGTGCCGTAGATATTTTAAGACCCCAATCTTGATTCGTTAAGCACTCTCGTATGATATGAATTACGTTTAGTGAATTACTTATGTCCGCTTTTGCTATATACCATTGAGCGGAACCATCAGTTAATAAGTCTGTTCTTTTAACTAAAAACTTCCAAGGCTTAAGGTACGGCGACGTGCCTAATCTCACTTGCTGTAAAGTCGCTGAAGTTAATCCCCTATACGCAGAAACATCTGCGCCTAATTGAGTAACAAGATAAGCATTCTGAGTCTGGTCAGATTCGCCATAATTAAAAGTGACCGTTCCTACAACTCCTCCCTCTTTATCTTCGCCGCCAAATAAATTGGGCTCATCAATAACTGCGGAAGCCGCGATGTCTGCGTTCAAAACTGTATGGTCAGATGAGTCAGGCCAAACTACGGAGTCACCAACTTTCATTTGCTTAACGCCATCATAAACGCCTTGACACAATATTAAATTCATGCCAGCTGCATAATGATAACCAATAGTATAATAAACTCTCTTGTTGTTAAACCATTTGTTGACGGTGTAGTGCCGAACGATTGCTGACGTAGAAATGTCACCCCACCAATCAATCAAAGGATTCTCTATCCAATTTGTTCCAAAGCCAATAGTGTATTTTGTGCCCTCTCTTTGAGTTGGCATAGAGAAGTCATCGGGTTTAACACTCGGTGGTTTTGGGTCTTTTTGAGTCATTTGACTTATCGCAAATGAAATGGCCGCAGTCGCTGCCATTAACGCTACATAAGTCCAAAAAATAGCATCGTCAATTCCAAATATAGCTAAGATGTTTTCATTTATCATAATTCAATATTCTTTTCAAATGGACTATCGACTGCTAAAAATTCATTTCCCCCAAAGTTTAGTTTATTATCAAATCTTGCTTTACAAGTTGCCGGTGTATGGTCACAACCTGCGTAAGCTATAAACGCGTCACCCGCTGCGGCGGAAACAAAAGCTCTATCAACAGTCACGGTATTTGTTGCGTGTGCAATAATTAAGCGAGTAGCTGTTCCTATTTTTAATTTTCCACCAAGAAAATAGCCATCTGATTCAGTTGCGAATTGACTACTTGTAATAACGGTGGACGCCACGATAGACACCGTGCCAGTCACTTTATAACTTTCTTGATTGATTAAGCACCCAGTCTTATATAGTGCGTGATTGCACAAGCGACTACATCGCCTACGGTGTCCTAATCTAAATCTGCTTGTTAAAACGTTATCAAACCTACAGGTGGGAACGCCGTCTTTATCAAATGAAATGAAAGACATGTAGCCGCTCCAAATCTTAGCATAGTTCGCGACATGCTGTCTATAAATATTTAATGATACTAATGAATCAATTGGACCCGATATAAAATCGTTCGTGAAGTCGTAGCCTCTACTAAGTTCCAAGCTCACTACATTATCATCTTCAACCTCACCACCTATTATAATCTCGGACCGTTTAATCATCCCAGCCGTGTACGTATTTCCAATGTAAGTAATATCATCAGCAGAGGTATTTAATCGCCAATGCTCGCCGTCACTATTATAAATATCAAATTGCTCTATGGGAATTCCATCAGCGGCACTAATCTCGTAGTCTTGATAAGCCATTATGCTATTACCCTCGTGAAGTTAGTCCTACAAATGAGAGTCCCAGGTTCCACCCATTCCATTTCAACGTTGTCCTCTGTTAGTCGACATTTGTCTAACATAGAAATAACACAGTCGCCGACTTCTAATTCTACGCCTAAAGCGCTACTAAATCCGATTATTTCTTCATCACCCGATGTTGTGATTCCCGTAATTTCTCTAAAGTATTGAGTACCATCTGAAAGTGTAAAAGCAATATGCGTTCTTAAGGTATTGAGCGTCATATTCCGCGCCCAACCAACGTTAGCGACTGTCACCTCAGTTTCAGCGGCGCCTAACGTTTGCGTTTGTTGGAAGTCATTCTTATCGCTTACTATCCAAACTGGATTCCTTCGGCCATATAAGTAATGTAAAAACTCTCTGAACGCCCACACCTTTGCTTTAGTATCCGACCTAAATATATGCCTTTGAGTATATTTATTAAAGTCACTATCTGAAAACATCGTAAATGAATCAATGCCGTACTCAATGAAATGACTTTCACTATCAACTGAATTCTCCAAACCATCTTCAACTAAAGTAGCTGGGAGTACCGGTAGCCCTTCGTACTCAGTTGGAGCAGAATAAGTAGTGATTAATTTATTATCTTTAATAATAAAAACACCTTTGAAATGTCCGAACGTGTCGGTGTCTATGTCCCATGGAGCAGGTCCAATCATATACCCGATTCGTAATGGCATAATCCATTTTAAACCCGTCCAACTATTCAAGACTGGTGTTTCTAATGTGAGACTGGCATCGGCGACAGTTGCGATTTTAATCGACTCATAAGAGTCAAAACTCTGCCAAATAATTGCATAACTATCGTCTCTAAAATCCGCATTAGTTGTATCAAGATTTATTACAGTATCATCTACATCAATGTCCGCAGTATGCTCTTCTACTTCGCCCCATATAGGAACGCCCCAAGTTCTTTTCATCCATTGAAATAACAACGCGTCTAATCGAGCCTGCTCTTGCTCGGTTTTTAATAAGCTATTAAATTGAAAACGTTGGCGAGGCGTGGGCCGAATCGTCATTCGCTGCTCTGAACCGTCTTTCGATGTGATTATATCAGTTAAGCACTCAAGCCCTTCTAATAACGGCAGTGACGGTTCAAAAGGAAAAACCGCAACCCGTGTTCCCGTCATTGTTAAAACAAGAGTCTCACTCGTTAATGTAAAAGTAATTGTCGCAGAGAATTCCGTTGCACCGATTTCTGAAACTTCAACCGTGAAAACTTTACTGCCAAGTGGAGCGATACTAAAAGGCGTTACTTCTGGGTCAAGTGTATATTCAGTGGCATTAGTTTTTACAATAGCCGAGCATGAAATAATATCAAACCAAGCATTCCATAAAGTAAACTCTTCTTCAACGGTGGCTACGATAGAGCCGAAAGCGATGGGCGTTGTTATCATGTGCGTGCGATAATAATAATCATCCAAAAAGGAATCAACTTTAGTTCCAGTCCAAACAGTTTCGTTTTCACTTTGCTCAACGAATGCATAATCACTTTCGGCTATTGGGTCAAACGTAGCAATTTCTGTAGGTGGAAACGCAGGCGGACCTTTTTCTGCCGCTTGTATCGTGCTTGATACACTTGCGTTCCAAGCCGCTTCTATGCTACTTGGGGCTTCAACTAATGTCCCAGTATAATTTGCCATTACACTTCTTTCAAAAAAGCAAATCCGCAGTACAGATTCAATGAGTCACCTTCAAGACTATCTGCGTGAAATATTTTCCACGTGTCACTACCATATACAACCTCTTGTCCGGCTGAATAATTAGTGCAGTTTAAGAATCTTACACCTGCGGGCCAACCCAATAAAGAATAGTTATCATCGCTTCTTTTGCCAAACACATAAATGGGACACGCCGCTGCTAAACTGTTATAAAAATTAGGTGACTTTGACCAGAACATAGAAGCCATGCCACTTTTTGAATAATCGCTATTGCCTGTTTGTCCCGCAACACAAGGGAATGCGATTTCGCCCGCATCGTTGTTCGCCATTCTCCAATCTGCCACGCTATCCATATCAACGTAAACGGCTCCATGAGGATAACCGCTTGGATTAACTGTAAAGTAACTCGGTTGATACCAATTACTTGGGCCATTATTCCAATCGCCATAAGGTGTCCTACTTGAAAATGAAGCGGAGTAAAACTGACCGCCAGTATATAAGCCTTGTTTTTCTAAACAGCCAAAGCTCATAAATTGGAATTTGCCAGAAGTGACTTCAACACAAATATTTACAGTGTTCTCAACTGCAAAAAAGTAATAAGCAGGAATAGCAGATATTGACATTTGGGTCATGCAGTTGCCACAAGCGAGATTGCTATAATTAAGATTCAAAGGATACACTGTTTGCTTATCCCAGTCTTCTGCCACATTGTAGCCGGTCGAACCATTTATTATTATGCCCGTAACTTTTCCATCAGCAGAGTCTTGATTATCTTGTGTTAATAGCGAACCACTTTCATCGACAGCAGAACGAAAATTAAAATACATCTCTGTAGATGAACTTGCTGATTTTTGAACGTGCAGTCGGTAGCCCGTGCCATTAGCCGTATAAAGATTTACAGTCCATCCTTCAGCCAAAAGAAAAACTCTCAGCTTGTCTAATAAATCCGTAGGGCCGGTCGCTGTTCCTGTTTGATAACCCATTACTTTACTCCTTTTTTATAGCCCAAAAATCACCTCTGGAGGCATTCGCAACTATTGGAAATACGATATAAGTTTCACCGTTTATTGTTAAAGTATCCTCGGCCGCAAGACCACCATATCCCGGTACGGCATAGCAGCCTTGCAACTCTCCAAATATATGATTATTCGGATTATTCATTGTCATAATTAAAGGAAACACGGGATATGAGCCGTCAATGTTTTCTCTTAAACTGTTAGTGAATATATTATCCGGACCATAAGAAGTATTCTCTGAAGATATATATGGCCAGACATTATTATCATTATATAAAGTTGATCCTTCCCTTCCTTTCATTCTTATCCAAGAAGTTCCTTGCATCACTTTTAATGTAGAATAATAACCTGTAATATCAAATGTTCCCTGTACTATCACACCCTCTGCATTAGCGTATGGATTTGGGAATGCTCGATGATCTGTCGCAACTGAACTATATCTATGATTCGCCACCGTGCTTATAGGGCATGCACTTCCACCAACAACCATCGGATACGGGAATTGGGTCGGCAGTCCATAGGGCAAAGCAAAGCCTTGATATAAGCATTCATACACGCTGGAGATTTTAGCAACAACAACATATCTTCTGCCATTGCCTAAGAACCAATACGGGATAGGATTTTCCCACATTAACATTCTTGGCAAACGACCTTGTGTCACGCCCGGCTGTAGAGAAATATCAACACCAGACGAATAGCCGGTCATCGCGGCCATACGCCAATTATAATAATCATCGCCGACATCTGAGTAGGTGTCAATCCAAGTATAAATTTCATCAACACCAGAGGTGCCAGGACCATGTGCAAACATTTCAGCTTCGCTGACGGCAGTATAACTATCAATCGTCCAAGCTTGTGAACTTCCACCGGAAGCAACGTCATCGTCAATTGCTACAAGCTCATCCATATCAGGATGGTCACCAATTACTCTCGCGGGGTCACTGATAAAGTCTTTTAACCGTTCTAACAAATCGAGATAACCATCAGCTGTTCCAATTTCGTAAGCCATTATATGATTCCTTTTCTTCGTAGGAAATTCGTATATATTTTTTCGCCTGCGTCACTTGACATTGCTGCAAGAGCCTCATCTTGTGTCAATACATTTACAACTTTTAACTTATTCACAACGGGAGCACTGGACTGTTGCTGCGCTTTAACACCTAATTTTCCATCAGCGCCACGTGACAGTGGCATCACTGCCTCGGGGCCAGCTTCACCCATTAAAGCCATTGGCGAAAGTGTAGGCCCATCGGTGACAAAACCATTCGCCATGGGAACTACTTTGCCAAGATTAAACATAGCACCCATTGCATATTTACCAGTATTCAAAAAGTTTTGGCCTGTCGCTTCAGTTCCCGGCGTCCCTGCACTACCGGCAGCCGCAGGATTAAGCGCGCCAATCGCGGCCATTAACATTTTAGCTAACATCATCTTAATAATCATTTTATTAAGTTCGCCTAAAACACCCGCGACAAAACTTTTGAAGTTCGCAGTTCCGGTTGTTGCTAAGTCATTTAACGTGTTCGTTAAACCATCCAATGCTCCAACGGCTACATCTCCAAGATTTGCCCATAAGTTTGTAGCGTCACTTAACCATTGTTCTATTTTTACGTTAAACGCTGAGACTCCGCGTTGACCCTCTTGAATTTCCTTTAATTTCTCAGCGTATAAATCCATCATAGCATTAAGTTGACGTTGACCTTCAACTGTTTTTAATATCTCAATACCAATCATTCTTTCAACAACTACTTGATACTCAGCCATCTTTACGGCGCGTTCACGCTCTTCTGGAATTTTGCCAAGTAAAGTTAATTCAAAATCTAATTCTTTGTTTAGTTGCTCAATGTTACGAGACGCTTCTAATGCTACGACTTCTTGTAACGCGTCCTTGTACTCTTTTAGTTTTTTGTTTACCCACTCTTGATTGTCAGGACTCTCGGCTAACGCTGCGTTTTGAAATGTGATTATATCCGTAGCGCGTTCGCGTAGTTCATTTCCTGCAAGCAGTAAAGTTTTTTCTTCTTTTAATGCAGCCATCATGTCTTTCATAATCTGGCTGCCAGCCTCGCCTTCAGCCTTTTGAACTGCTGAAGTAATAACTTGTTGGTCAACAACGCTTTGGTTGTAGTCATCAATTAATGCGAGACGTGCTTTTTCTTGTGTTAGTAAAATTATGTTATTTTCTATTTCTTGTTCTTTTGCTCTTTGCATTCGACCAACTGATGAACCCGTATCTTGACCATCCTTGATTATTTCTGGTATTCCGGCATACTCTGACATCTCGAACATTGGTTTTGCTTGTTTTGGTAACAGTTTATCTGCATTAGTTCGGATAATGCCCATCACTTCTCGGATACTTGCATACCCAGAGAGCACCTCTTTTATTCCTTGTACATAATCATCCCAATATCCGTCCCAACCTTCTCTAAAAGTTTTTGATTCTCCTGTAAGTACTTTCATCTCAGCTGCAATCGCACCTATATATCCCGCTATAGCAACGAAAGTAAGAGAAGCAGGTAACACCATAGAGCCCCAGAACAATTTTGCTGCCGCCGTTGCGCCTATCATTATACTCTTAATGCCTAAAATTGCAAACCCTAATTTTGAAAGGACAATTAATACTGGACCAATCGCAGCAGTGACACCGACGAGTCTAATTATGTACAGTTTTGTAGTATCACTTAGTTCCATCCACCATGTTGATGCAGCTTTAAGATGCTCGCCCATTTTCAAAACGACTGGAGCTAACGTTGCACCAATGTCTTTTGCAACACCTTTTATATGATGCCAAGCAATTATCATTTGAGCTGTAAACGACTTTAAGTTCGCGGTCGCTAGCGCTTGCGTTCGACCACCTGCATTATTTAATCGCTCACCCCAGTTTCGAATCTCATCCGACATTCCAAGCAATGGAAGAATAACTTGTTGAGACCGCGCTGCGAATCCCAACATATCTAACGTTGCACTTTTTGTTTTAGCCGACATGCCTCCAAGAAGTACAGTCATGTCACCAATAACATCAGCAAGTGGTCTGAGATTTCCAGTTTCAACGTCGTATAATTCAAGACCGTATTTTTTCCATTCTGCGGCATTTTCACGAGCACCCATCATCATAAAACGTAACATACGACCAAATGCAGAACCAGCCTCTGAACCTTTAATATTTTGCTTAGCATACGCGGCTAAAATTGCAGTACCTTCTTCGAGTTGAATACCCCAAGTTTTCATCGCTGCAGCTGCTTCATTTGTTAAAGCTTCAGCAAATTGAGAAATAGTTGCTTGTGATAATTCGTTAGCAGCAGTAAGTACATCTGTTACTCGTGTTAAGTTCTTTAAGTTTACTTCAGCATCTTTTGAAGTTAAAGCAAGTGCAGCCTGTGAACCAACAGCCATTTCTGTCGCTTGACTTAAATCAAAACTACCTGCTGTTGCGAAACGTTCAACAGCCGAAAGAGCCGTCATTGATTGTGTTGCGTTAAGTCCAGCTGAACCTAAGTAAAAGTAGGCTTTTGCTAAATCGGTCGAAGACTGTGTTGACTTTTTCGATAGCGCTCCGGCAGTCTGTTCCATCTTCTTTCGCATCTCATCAGACACGTCGCCGTATAATGCGAGCGACTTTGTCATTGCATCATCGAAACTCGCGAACGCTTTAACTGAAGCAGCAGCTAATCCCACTAAGGGGAGAGTAACTCGCATAGTCATCGTTCGGCCAGCACGCCCCATTGCTTCAGACGTGGCACGCAACTTTTTCTCTGCCGTGTTTAGCATTGAAACAAACTGCGTACCATCCAAACGAAGATGCGCGATTAAATTACCGAGGTCCATTGTTGCCATTAGTTACTTTCGTTTAATGCCTAAGAATCCTAACCATCTACTTTTTGAAGCTTCTGTTTTCTGCTCTAACTTTTGCTTAACAAGAGTTTTTTCATCTACGAACTTAATTACGAAGTCACTCACCTTTGTCTTTCGTATTTCTGACTGCTTAATCCATGAGCGTCGAACTTCAGCCGTAAGCTGTGCAATGTACATGTAAAGTGCGCTAAATCTATTCGGCTCTTCATTTAAGTATACAATCCAGTCAGTAAATTCTAATGAGCTCGTAGTCCGTTTTACATATTGAATAGGTGAATGAAGATGAGAGGCTAAACGGAACCAGCTTAACCTCTCACCCGTCATTCGTTTTTTGCTTCTTCCTTCGACTTCTCAGACAAACCGTTAATGTCTTGAGCTGCATCAAATAAAGCACTTAGGACTACTGCTGGAAACTTTGATACCTCTGCTTCGGGAACCTGCTTACCTTCTGAATCAAGCAAGCACATACTGACGAGCTTCGACTGCACACCCGTGAACTTTTTGGTCTTTCCTTCGCCCATTCTTTCGTTGACAAAGTCAAACCACTCGTCGCGTCGTTGACCGTCGAAACCCGACAGTACATAATTTTTTGGTATGCCATCTTTGTCTGTTAAAGTCACAGGGTTAAACGGTAATACTAACGAAAAATCTAATGCCTTACTCATCTTACTAAATCCTTTCCAATATTAAAGTGGGTTATGCTGCCGCAGTGTAATCAGGTGCCGTCTCTACACCGGCGTCAGTCTGATTGCTCGGGACAATTGTTACTGTCGCTGTAGGTTGCTCGCCTTCAACGATGTTGCCCGGTATGAACTTATCAAGCCATCCGTAAAAGGCTACAGTCGATGTGTCCGGGAACGTGATAGTAATAAGCTGGTTATCTTTAATCATGTCTACAATATCATCGTAGAACTTCGCGTCGTAGCTTACGACTAAGGTCATCGGCGTCATTGTGATAAGTTTCTTTGGTGCCTTTGTTCTGTACAAAGTGTTTCTCATCGTCGTTGTGTCAGTTTCGCCGCCAGCGTCCATCCCAGGAGGAGTTATTTCTTTCTCCCAAAACGTTATGCCGGGGCCTGTTCCACTTCCTTGGTCTCCGAACGCGATAGTCGTTGCGAAGCCGTCATCAATTCTACTCATTTGTAATTCCTTTCAAAAATTATACTTCTTCTAATGTCACGTTAAAGTTCAACTCGAACTTATATCTTCTTTTGGTTCCCGACTCAGTGCCGAGATTTAGAACGCCACTGAATTTTGTTGCTGCCCAAAAATAGTATGAGTTTGTACCCACTATTACTGCGACTTTTTGGACATCGCTTAAATCGGTTAAAACACTTTTTAGTTTCAAATAACCTGTCTCATAGTCTAATGCTCTTAATTGTATAATGATTCCGTAATGCTTAAAATTTTCGCCGGACGACATGTCCCGGCTATTTATAACATCTTGAGAATCGTTTACACATGCAGCGTTATCTTCAACGTTATTTCCATCAGGTAATGACATTTCATATAAAGGCCAGTCGCCACTACTGCTTGGCAGGGTAAATAGTTCCTGAGCGACTAAATACGTTTTCAAAATCAAACAAGATGTATCAGATAAATTAGCCATCAATTCGTACGAGTCAAATGCTTCAAAATACTATCAAAATTTAATGTAAATAAATAACGCCGTTTCGTTGTCCCTACCTCTTGTCCTAAAGAAATAATACCGGACATATTCGAAAAGCAAACAATTCTGTAAGTCTCTAAATCATCAAGTATTATTATTTCATTTTTTACAGTTTCTAATAAAGCCAGAATTGCTTTTATCTTCGCTTTACCTGTCTCATAATTGGATGCTCTGATTTTTATCTGTAAACCATAATGCGTAGTTGGATATGATATTCTAATTCTTGTTTCAAGTCTCGGAGTCGTATCATATATGGCGCACGCGTTATTTATAACATCTGGCAAAGATGATGTGTATATAGGCCAACCGCTTTCTAAACTTGGCAAAGAAACAATAGCCTCAGCAATTAAATACGCGCCTATAATGTAACAAGGTGAAAATGCTAACACATCATCAATATCATAAGTTGCTGATACGACTGTAACCGCAGAGCTGTCTGTTAAGTCTAATTCATCGTACACAGATATGTCGAGCTGTGTGCCATTTACTATTTCAGTATAATCAGTAACTTCAATACTATCTACGACAAGAATTTCATAAACGGGAATTAAAACATTAGTTTCATCACTAACTCCAACATTGTCAACTACTAATATTTCCAGTATAGAAATGTGTGCAGATATTCCATCAGATAAAACAATGTCATCAGCAACGTCCACCTCCAAAACGCCAATAACACTTGCTACAATATCTACTTCATCAGCAATACCAATATCGTCATAAACAGAAACTTCAAGTGTAGAAATACTAATCGCTGAAATATCGGTAATACCTATATTGTCAGTGACTAACACTTCAAAGGTTGAAATTTGTATCGTTATCGCATCGGCAACAACCACATTATCATATACAGATATTTCATAGACAGCGATTTGAACGTCTACTTCATCACTAACTCCAACATCATCAGAAACAGACAGGTCGTAGAAATTTAATGAGCCAGCGACAGTTTCTGTTACTTGAACATTATCAAATACATAAACATTCAAAGTACCAATATCTTGACGGATTGCTGTGACACCATCTGTAAGACCTACTATATCACTGATTACAATCTCAAGTAACGGATAGAACGTATCAACTGATTCAGTTATTCCTATGTCATCAGCAACGGCAACCACAAGAACCGGCTCAAGCACTTCAATAACATCCGTAAGGCTAATTGTGTCACTAACAGATACTTCAAGAATCGAAATCTCTATGGCCGTTTCGTCACTTACTCCTACAGCATCACTTACCAGCACTTCCAAGATAGGAATAGATGCCGTTATATCATCAGAAACGCCAATGGAATCAGACGCTAAAATCTCAAGAACTGGAATTGAGGCTTCCGTTACATCACTCAGACCGACAGTGTCTGACACATAAACATCAAGGATATTCGCTGCATCTTCGATAAATAAATGATCTATGACAAAACTATGTGTTGGGTTTCCTGGAGAGACATGATTAAACCTAACCCTTAGTTTACCGTCTGATATGTAGTCAATGTCATTTATCAGATTAAAGCTATAAGATTCTTCAACCGCACTTGATGGAAAATCATTTGCACTGGCAGTTACATTCACCCAGTCCAATATGTTGTAATTGTATTGCTGTAACTTAACAATGTGGGATGGATTTCCTATATAGTGACCAACCATGTTAAGCTGCATATTAGGGTCAGGAACAGAATAGTCACCACCAAATTCAAACTCAAAATCAAATCCGGGCGTGCCTGTCACTTCGTCTATAATCAGTTCATTGTCATCTTCTGAATAAACGTCTATTAAACTACCAGAACCTATCGTGTCTAATGGGACAGTAACCGTTATGGAAGTGGGCAAGAACCAAGGAACTACAACCTGACCAGTTACATTCTCTGTTACTACAATTGCATCGCTGACATATACTTCATAAACTGCAATCTGTACATCAGTTTCGTCACTTACTCCAACATTATCAGCAACTGTCAATTCGTAAAGATTCAACCGACTTGTAACATCTTCTGCTACTTGAATATCGTCATACACATAAACATTCAAAGTAGCAGCGTCTTGACGGATTGCTGTGATGCCATCCGTAAGTCCTATGGCCTCACTAACAGCAATTTCCAGTAATGGATAATATGTCTCAACTGACTCGGTTATGCCTATAGCATCGAATACAGCAACTTCCAAGACTGGGATGAGGACTTCAGTTTCATCAGTAACAGCAATCGAATCACTAACTGATACCTCAAGAATAGAAATCTCAACAACAACACTATCGCTCAATCCAATATCATCAGTAACCGAAACCTCGTACAGAGATAAAGCTAATTCAACATCATCCGATACCCCGATGCCATCACTTACTGCCACTTCCAGTAATGGCATCTCGTTGACTACAATATCTTGAACTGCTACATCATCAAAAATGCTGACATTATATAATGGCAACTCGTGGTCACTTAGGTCTGTAACACTAATCAAATCGCTGACATATATCTCGTACAAATCCAGTTCCGAAACAGCCTCATCGGACAGACCTACATCATCATAAACATAAACTTCTAATGCTCCTGATATGGCAACGACAACTTCATCGGACACGCCAACTAAATCTGAAACACTTACTTCAAGAATTGGAATCGAGGCGGAAACATCATCGGCAACGCCGATATTGTCGCTGACGTTTACTGATAATACACCGGCGCCAGGAATTTCGACAGCAACATCTTCGGCAAGACCGATGGCATCATTGACGTTAATTTCATGGATTAAATTCAGTGACAATTTATATATTGATATTGGACTGGTGTAAGTAGAAACAAATAAAAATCCAGAATGAAAGGAAACTTCATTTGGAGAAGTTCCATTAAAAGCGTATGTCGTAAATTCATCTGTTGCAGGGTCTATGCGCACAAGATAGCCTGGTGTGCCTGCATATAAGGCCCAAATCCATGTGCCATCGTAAAATGTGCCATAGCATGACGTTGACCGTCCAGTATCAATATTTGTAATGTCTGAAAGGTCAGATTTGGAAATTTTCAAAACATTATGTGTTCCTCCTTCGAGTCCAACCCACACATGATTAGCCGTAAAGGCCAAATCATCCGTAGGGCCGCCTGTAAAAGCTTGGTTTATCTCAGACAAATCAGAAGGGGCTATTTTTAGTATAGAAGACCCCGCAATTGTAGTTGTACCATACAGGTTTGTTCCATCAAACCCTAAAGCATGACCAGAAGCTTTTGACAGAGATGTATTAGCATCAGCCACAGCCCACGTTGACATATCATATTTGACAATAGAAGCTTCACCAAAACACAAAACGTACAAATATGATTCGTCTGTTGCGATAGAACCGTTGTCACAATCATAACCTGTATCTTGTATTACATCAGAAGCACTCAGGTCGGAAGGATTGACCTCAGATACGGCAATTCTGCCACTTTCCAAATGAAGTGCATATAATTTCTCTTTTGTGGAGCTATAAATCAAATCATATACACCACCATGATTGCCATCGTCGGGAAATGTTTTTACAGTGTAATCGGATAAATCAGAGGCGTTTATTTTAAGTAACTTACCGGGGTTTACTACAAGACCAACATACACATAGCCGTTCAGATAGACCATCGAATAAGGTGTATCTTCGCCGGAAGCGTAAGTGTGACTGTCATATTCAAAAAGACTACATGCTTCGGAAACATCATCGGCAACGCCGATATTGTCGCTGACGTTTACTGATAAAGCACCGGCAGAGACGATTTCTATGGAGACAGCATCCGTCAAACCGATAAGTGAAAATACCAGAACCATCAGAATTGGAATCTGGACGCTGGGTGTATCTGCTACGCCTATATCATCAAAGACATTGACTTCAAGCGGTGGCGGAGCTACCTCGTTCCACGCACCCATTACCCAGTTAAAGTCATCGGAAGTACCGCCGCTGACGTAGGTATGCGTTACCGTTGCTGGGCCGCTCACCGGTAATGAGTACGCCGCACCGGTCTGCATGCTACCTTCGTCAATACTTGGCGTAGTAAGAAGGGTTATTCCTGTTGTAATTGAAGCAAATTGGTCCTTTTCACCGTGAGTCATGCAGGAGACACAGACTGAATCTGCCGGTACTGAAGCTATCGAACATGCAACATTAGCACCACTGCTATCAGAAGCTCCACCAGAATTGAAGAAGGAGGCATTTGCACCTGAATTAGTAAAGTCAACACAGCAATATCTTAAATTTTGAGAAGTAGCAGCATTGGGAATAACTACCGTCTTCTCAACAGAAGCAACCGGCGAGAGATAATACCATATCTCTGTGCCGCCCTCCGCAGATAATTGCGTAGAGCCACACTGCGTCATGGCCTGCCCATCGTAGGTAGGCGTTCCGGAAGTTACTTTGGCGGCAGCATTGGTCGCATTACATATAGTAAGAACGACCAGCTTGCTATTAGCTCCCGCTGTAAACGGAAAACTAATAGAAGCATCAGAACTTAATGCAGTAACTTTACCAGCACTGTTATAGGTGAATGCCATTTACCTGTTCTTCCAACTTCACGGATATTGTCGTCCCGTACTCAAATCAATTTCTTCGATTGTCATAGTTGGTTGCAAATGCGGCAAATAATAATCAGCACTTGATGCATTACAACTTTTAACTAAATGTTCAATGAGAACAAATTCGCTTTCCGTGAGTGTAAGTTCAAAAGTAGTAGTGGTCTCATTGCCAATGACTTCAATTTTATACTTTTTCATGGAAATTGTTTCCCCGTACTCAATTCGATATGCTTGCAAAATATGTTCGTATCACAGAGAAACGGATACTTCTTCCTGCCAATCTTAGGCCAACCAGAACGCTTCAAGACATCCTCTTTGATAACACGGTTGCACCAGTTCAAATCAGACGTACCACTACCTGAAGCGAAAGAGTTTGTATCTCGGTCGTAATAACATTTTGAAGGTGTCTCAAAGACTTTCCTCGTCTTCCTGCCACCAACGGTTTCGTACTCCTCGCTCTCATTCCACATCAACTTGATAATCGAATTGTGAATCAAAAGAAATCCCGTTGGCACGCCATCGGCCCAGACCTTATCACCTACTTTGAAATCCTCGTAAGCACCTCTACCTAAGCCTCTGTAAAGAATCGGCTCAGTATAGTTGCTTTTGAGATAATACAGACCACTCACAACCGGAACATCACCTTTCTTCATATACTGATTCAATTGCAGGAAGGCATCTGGAGGAGCAATTACATCATCTTCCCACAAGAGCATCCATTCATAACCTTGATTGACTACATCCTCACAACCGAAGTTCTGAGCATCAGCAACAAGAAAGTGCAAAGGAACAGTGCAACCTATACCCAATGAACGACCACCTGCCGACCAGTTGCACGGTGTAGGCTGACCATATCTGGACATAGCCCATTCAATGCGGATAAGGCCCAACGTGGCAGTGACAATCAGTAATCTATTTCTTGGATTTCCGTCGACTCCGCTTTTTATTATCTTTGTTTTTTCCAACATCGTCACCTGACTTGACAGGTGCGGTTTTGACGGTTTCGGTAATTTCGACAGCGACTGCATCAGTTATCTTAGCTCCATCACTTGACATTATTTATTTCCTTTCTTCGGTGACATTTCAACCGAATCATCTTTTCTCTGCTCAGGAAGTTTGGCCGGAATAACGGGCTTTCCTTTTTTGTCCTTGCGAGGCTCCAGTATCATCTCAATACAACCGTTCAAAGAGAACACGCTCCTGACTATCTTCCACGGCAGAGGCTTCTTGTAACTGCAACTATGCCACAGTTGAAAGTCAGGATCAAAGAACTGGAACGTTGCCTCATTGGGACACATATAGTGTGCAGGATGAGCGGCTTCTAAATAACTACCAGCATAAGGACAACTTAAAAGCAACTGTCCATCATGCCTGCAAATTCGCCACAGTTCATCCATCACTGCAAACCTATACTTCGGCTCTATGTGTTCCCAGATATGCGACATCAAAACCTGAAAGCAACTGTTATCAGGCACAGGCCACGGGAATTGTTGGATGTCGTGAACTATATCAACGCCGGGTTGCTTGTACTGGTCTAATCCAACAAATCCCTTCTGCTTAAATTGCCCACAGCCTATATCAAGTTTGATACCACTGGCCTTCTGGAATAAAGCCCTGTTTATTCTCTTTGCCATCAGCCAAAATGTCCTTTCCATTGTCTATCTTAGCTCGTCGAATAACGCCATTCGTAAGTACAGTTCACGGACTGTGTAGTGGCCAATGCCGAAGAAGCAAAAGTCTTGCCTGCCAGTAACGAACCAGTCGAGGCAGCAAATACTCCAATATTAGCAAGGGTCACTGCGCCTTCCGAACCGTCAAAGCTCTGCGACATCCGGGCAGTCAGACTGTCAATAACTGAACTCTGTCCAAAAGTCGAATAGTAATCAGTGCCATGACTGGAATCGAGAGCTACGGCATCAGACGCCGGATTTGTGCCGCTGCCTAACAAAAGTCCAGCAGCTTGAACCGAAGCGGCACCGATAGGAGCGGCAACAATGCAACTGTTCAAACCGTAGTTAGTAATCTGGTTTTCAAACCAACCAGAATCACCAACCACCTTTTTCGACTTCTTGTCTACGATTTGCAAACGAGCAAATCCTTTAATACCAATTTTTCTTTTTTTCATTTTCTTGTTCCTTAAAAATTTATTTTATTTCCGCTGCAATAATTGCTAACATTTCAGTTCGTTTAGTTCTTGCCGGTGTTTCTAAAAACTTAGCTTGCTGTTCTTCGCCACGATTAAATAGTCCGCCGGCTGCGGTTCTTGCTTTTTTACTCGCATTCGCAATTTCATCTGCATGTTTAACATTAAACTCTTTACCGTGTGCTTTATCTAAATCTTCATGTACGTAAGCTGCATACTCAGCGGTATACCCAACAGTGACGTCTGTTTGAAGTCCAGAGCCTTGACTTCGAGTAAACGCTGAATTTGCTAAATTACCCAATTGTCTTGGTACAATTTTTTGACTTTCACGTTGCAAAAATAAGCCACCTTTTTTAAGTCCACGACCAGCGTCATTTTTTATATCAGTGGTCGCACCTTTTAATTTACTAAGCACTTGAGGAAGGCCTTTTAATTCAAACATTTTCATAAGTAGGCCGTCCTCAAAAACTCAGTTGCTTTAAGATTTGGTAACTTATCAAATTTTCTTATTTCCCATGCACCCGCGTTATTCTTCGGAACAGTTAAATCACTAACATTGGCTAATTCACTTAAAAATAAAACCCCGCCCGGAGAAACATCACTCTCTACATAAACTATCGACCGTGACATTTCAGTTGTACCTCTGGGTCCAATAAACTCTTCAGCGACATCCTCCCAACGGCACTTGAGTTGCACAGGTACATCATACTGTGGTTGACCGTAATCATCAAAGTCAAACCCACCGCTGGCTTCAGAACCCGGAGGCCAATACGTGCATTTCTGTTTTAACATTCGAGTGATAATTGACATTTATTTACTGCCGTTCTTAATTAACTCACTGAGATTTTCGATACCTTTATTAACTGTACGAAATCTTTCATTTGTTAAATCTGTTAAGCCATTAAACTTTTGCTCAATTGTTCTTTGTACTTGCATACAATTATCTTTATACTGTGCTACTTTTTTATGCTCTGCGAATTCTGTTTTAGTTACAGGCCCGTTTCCGTTTGAAGCGATTTTTTTATTCTTTATAAATCCAAAAACTTCTCTGATAACTAATAAAGCGAAAATACCGCCAACGCCAATTTGCGTTATAGATTCATTTACATTATTTAATTGCTCTGCCGTTGCTAAAAAAATCATAGGTGCCCTTTCAAGCGGGATTATAATCGTTGTCGCCGAGCCAAGATACCTGAACCGTTTGACCCGTGCCTTTTTTCATTTGTGCGTTTAACGCGGCCAGTCCGCCCTTAGTATCTAACCTCATTGCCATCTGACCGTAATGCGAAGTATCAAATCCTAAACCAATCATTGATTGTTTTCTTTCAGATACTGTACCGGCCCTTTCCTCTGAAGCACGCATGTCCCTGATAGTATAAACGTGAGCCGACAACCACCGCTCGATTAACTCTAAGCGAGTTGCGTCATAATCATCAGCGCTACAACACTCGGTAACTAACGCATTCGCAACTTCAATAAATGAAGTCAAGCTAATGTCATCATCAACGTCAATGATTAATGCAACGGCGGCGGATGTCGTTCTCACGGCCATAATTATTTCCTTTTGAATAAACGCCAAACTTTTGCTATTGGAACGAATATAACAGCGATTATCACTTTACCAATAGCATCTACAGCTTTTTCACCGGTACTTAGCTTCGGATTTTGCTGTACACTGCCCATGATTAAAACGGTATTCTGAATCCCATGTAGCCTTTGAGTTGATTATCCGGCACACCAGCAAGGTCACCGAAGTTCTTATCATAGGACGCTTCAAACACGAGCTCCGACTTATCCTCCGGTGTGAGTTTAAGTGTAACACCTACAATAGCACCGTATGTACCAGCATCTTCGTCAATTAAGTTAATCGAAAATTGTCCACCAATGTATGGTCTAATTTGGACATCTTCTGATATTACGTTGAGAAACAATTCTGGTAAAAAAGGCACGGAACTATTTGGGTCAATTAAATCTGGCATGTGCTGCACCGCACCAAGTACAACCACTTGTGGAAAGTCTTGCGTTTCTCGTGGCCTCCAAATACTCCCGGCAAATAGTTCTAATCCGCCATTGTCAGACAGACTCATGTCATAACCAATCCTGCCTGTCAATGAATTATCGCCATTGACACTGGATATTTGCTCTGTCAAACCCCAGATAGTCAGTCCGGCAGCCTGCGTCACCGTTGGCATGACTATCAGGCAACATAGCGCGATTGCGATTAAGGTTCTTTTAATCATTTTCTTGTTCCTTTCCATAAAGTTTAATTTACTTCGGGCCGTATTTGTCAACACCTTTTCGAAGGTCGAGCCCTGTTACAACTTTAAGAACTTTGAACCAACCAGTAATTTTTGCAACGGCAGCGTCGTCTTTCTTTGTCTTAGTGAATTTAACAATGACCCTTGCAACGATTAGCAAGGCACCAATGACTGCAGCTATTTCTGTAACGCCAATTTGAATCTGCACATCCGGCGCTTCAATAGACTGGGCGAGAATGAATAAGCTAAGCAACATGAGTTTTCCTTTCATCCCAAAATGTGTCACATGCAACTTTTGGAAATAAGTCTAAATCGCTATTATCAGTGACATTGATTATTTCACAGTTAAAGACTCCACTTTTTAATGCAATACTTAAATGCATGAATCCTTCAAGAAAGTCAGCATACACATTTTTGTTAGACCGTTTATTCAGTTGACTATGCCAATTAGCTTTTCCGTCTTTTGAAAGATGCATGTCAAACCCAAGAAGAAAAACACGACGAGCTCCGAGAATCAATGCTAAATTAACAGCTGAAGCGCCGGTGTTTTTATTCCACGCAAGTTTACTTCTACTCAAGCCAGTTGACTTTCGTTGTAGTGTCCAAAGCCAAGGAACTTTTGTATGATAAAGTCTTCTGGCATTAGTAAATACTACGCCGCCGTTATTAGCGTACTGTGCTAATTTTGACTCATGCTCATTGAACCAAGCGACATCGCCGAACACACAAAGCTTGCAAATTGTCGGTCTTAACATATACGCGTCATTACAACCGATGGTGCGTTCACCTAAAAGAAGATTCCAATCAAAGTTTCTTAAAGAGTCACCGCCACCGATTATAAAAACGTCTTGGTCCTGCCAATCATTTGTTGGTCGCCATATCGGCATACATTTACCTTAAGATGCGAGGTTAATCCAAGCTTGCACAGCGTTCATCCGCAATTTTTCATCGAGCTTCGAATCATCGTTGATACGAATGGTGCACCAACCACCGCCCTTAGTAAAAACTTTTAGGTTCTTACCTTTGGGTATTTTGTATTGGCTGGTGATGTCATCACCGAGTGACTCTTCTGAATCTTTTTTAAGTCCATCAACTGTCGGTAATTCCGGGGTCTCCGAATCAAGTGCAGTTCTCATAACCGCACTTGACATCGGAATTCCCGGAGCAAGATCTGGTGCAGGTGAATCATCGCTGGTCATTAACCGCTCGAACTTTTTTGGGAAACACTTTACTAAGTCTGTATCTGACTCAAGTGTATCGCCCGCTTTATAAACGGTTGGAACACCTTCAGCGTTCGGTTGTGTATGATTACCTGCACCTTTTTTAATTCTGAAAAACATTTGTTAAGTCCTTTCCAAAAACTTTTCGCCAAACTATTTACTATGCAACGTTGCCGTGCACGATGCCGGTGTTTCCGTTAAAGTCACCTCGGATCTGCGGAACGATGATGCACATGATTTTGAAGTTCTTTTGCATGCCGCCTTTGGTATCCCACTGTAGTGTTGTAATGTCCATGCCAACGACTACACGAACGATGTCACTGGTCATCTGAACCATCACGACCTGATAGCCTGTCAAGAAGTCAAGGGTTTGAATGTCAGTGATACCACTCAAAGCTTTGACCCGTTCACGGAGAGTCTTATCTGATGCTGCTTTGAAGTCACCATCGAGATAAATGTCCCAACCGGGAGCGACGTACAACATCCATGGGCCGTAATGATACGCCGCGACACTGGATGCTCGCATTGTCATGACTTCATTCAAGAATGTTGCAGCGGTCCAACCAGCTCCAGTAGGATTGGTAAGTACCTGAGTCAGTCGACCAGTGAAGTTTGTAAGACCTACAACTTGTCCCGCACCAAATGCAAGACCGGTCGTAACGCCGAGCGTGATTTTCTCAACTGACTCACCGACTTTTCGAGCGCCGAGTTCAGCCGATGAAGTGTCGAGAGGCGAACCACCATTTCGTGAAGTCAGAAGTTGACGCGCACTAAACATGAAGTCTTTGTGCGTGATGGGTAACGGCAAAACACCCAGCTCATATTCGGGCCTGTCATCAGGGCTCTCCCTCAGACCGTCCATACTTACAACGGCATCATTGACGTCGCCTTGCGTCTCAGTCTCAAGGACTGTTTTGCCCATGCCTTGCGGAATGGTGAATGTAAGTCCCATGCCACGAATGTCGGCGACCAATTTCAGGCGTTCTTTTGCGGCTTTAACAATCGCGTCATCGAGATACTTCCACTCATCTTTGCGAAGAGTCGCATGCGTGTTATGAACGGGCGTAACTTCCACGCGCCCCAACGCACTGACTCGCGTAACGTACGTTCCGCCGTCGTTCCCGATGAACGGCCGAAGAACGTTCACGTCGCCATTAGCTTGAAGCAGTCTGTCGACCGGGTCTCCGCTAAGGGCGCCGAGCTGTTGATATTTCTGAAGCAAATTCATTTATGTTTCCTTTCAAAAAACTTATTTTGTTGTCGCAGTTATAGGGGTTAGTTACCGCCTGTGATTCTGATGCGTGCAAGACGCTCAGTTGATGCTTCGCTACCTGTTAGGTCGAGTGCTTCCATCATGACACCGATAACAAAGATGTCAACAGCCTCACTATCGAGTGTGTCGAGGCCGATGAGTGTTCCGTCACCGCCACTTACAACTCGGTCACCGATAGCGAGGTCTACGCCATCTTGAAATCTTGCTCGAACTTCTGAGCCGAGGCCAGGAAGTATTACTGAGCAGAGTTCGTCGACTGTATAAACTTTGTCAACGGTATTGCCTTGCAGCGCGTCTTCTTCCGCGAACATCGCTTCAGCACGGCCACCCTCTGTAGCGTGCATTGTGACATCACCGTCCGCATCCAGTTTAACGAGCATGCCGGGATAAATCCCAGCTTCTCCGGCATTATACTCTTCGTGAGTATACGGCCCTTTGGAGTGAATCCTATTATTTGTCGTAGTCATTTGTAGCTTCCTTTATAGAATAATGTATCTTGTAGTTCGATTACTTAACTGTTTTGAGTGACCTACTATTTCTTATCGGGACCGATGACCGATTGCATGAGCATCGGCGTTTCTGCATTTTGCGTGTTACCAGTGCTAAGAACCGAAAAGTCGTTCACAGATTCATCAGCTAAAGGCTCCATCAAATTGGCAATCATTGCCAACTCAGTGTTATCTTTCAGCTCAAGCTGTTCTTTCGTAAACTGATTCCGCTCGTTTGCAGTGATATGTGTGATGTACGCGGCCTTCTGTGCGTTGTACGTTGCAAGGCCACTTTTCAGAACGTTCCGAACCGGAGCGGGAATGCTTTCGTCGTTGACATATTCATCAACAGTTTTCGGTGGCTTCTGATTGTTCGCAGTCAGCTTGTCAGCCGCGGCCTTTTCATCGGCGGCCTTCTTTTCATTCGCGGCCAACTCTTCAGCAGCTTTCTTTGCGGCATTCTCGACTGCCGTCTTTGCGGCTAATGCTTCGGACGATACCATTTTCTCTAATGAAGCGTCGTCAAGCTTCATCAAAGTATCACGGTCAGTCTCAACCCAACTGTTGAGGTTGCTCGTGATAATGTCACTTACCATCTTTTCTTTGTTCATCTGAGCTTCCTTTCGATTTGCAACATCATTTTCATTACCAACGAACGTTCCGTCGGGTGTACGATATTCTGTCACTTGAACTACTTCATCAAATAAGCCGGTGACAGTCACAGCATTGTCTTTTACAGTATAATCTCCTTTAAAAAGTTTTGCATTTTTTGTAAAGACAAAGAAGTCTGAGTAAACGTCTCTCACCCAAACGTCTAAATCTTTATTCTTTTCTTGCAACCAACTATTGAGCATTGAGCGAATGTTGTCAAATGACATTTCATTATTAATGATTTTAATCTGTCCAGGCACTGCGTTCAACCGTAAAAATCCCGCGCCGTCTTCAATCGAGCAAGCACCTTTCAAGTCAGGCAATAATGCCAAATGGTCTGGCCTAAAGTTTCGTGCAACGCGGTCATACTTTTCGCCGTTCCATTCACCAGACTCTGCAACGTTGTCCGTGAATAAGCCAGTTGATAATTCCATCACTTGATTCTTTTCAATGGCCTGAGCAATACGCTCGTCGATTTTATTTGCTCGTGATTCGTCTAACCACGCTTCGGCTTTTAATTTGCCGTCTTCGAATCGTGTGTTCATTATTAGACCAACACCGCGCCTTGATAGAATATCTGAGTTGCATGCGCTCAAGGCTGAACCGTCCGGGGCGGATGGGTGATAAACTACGACTGGCTTATGATTCCATACTTGAGGTGTTTTGCTAAGTTCCTCGCTCGGATAAAACAGCGGGCCCGAAGTTCCTGCGTGTACGCCTTCTGTGAGCATCACCATCGGAGCAACAAGGTATTGCTTGTCACCGATTGTATCGTATCGTGTGTTTCCAACGAAATTAGCAGTTATTCTTTGAAAGGACATTTATTACTCCTTAAATTACTTCGCGCGACCAAACTTTTGCGTTGATGAATTTTTGCCCGAGAGCTCTTGCTGCTTCAACTCGATGATGACCATCTAAAATCATATATCGCCCATTTCGATAAATGACTTCGATTTCCTTATACTTTTCAGGGTTAAGCGCAAGATACTTTCGTAAAGGAACTACACTTACATCGCCTTGGATACTATGATACAGTTTATCAATTGAAATTTGTTGTCCTTTGTATAACTTTGCTCCAGACTTGCTTAAGTCTATCCCGCCGGGAAATGATGACAGAATCAAATCCTTATCGTCAAACTTAGATAAGCTTTTAAGAGCGTCCTCTTTTGAACTAAATATCGGATTTGGGGCGCCTTTACCTTGAGCCCATGCGGGTAATCGGGGGTCGTCTAATGGGCGAGCAACTTCTTTACTTTTATCAGCCCATGTAGTACCACTTGTAGGTTTAGTCTTTAATGCTGGTTTTGGGGTTCCTGGTACGGCCTGTGGCGCCTTTTTTGTCGGAACGCGGGTAATTATATCGGGTTTAGTTGTCGGCGCCCCAATAGGCCCTGAGGCCCTTTTACCAGGGACTGTTTTCGGTTGCATGTCTGAGGGTATCCACGCGCATCGACAATTGGGATGTAAAGGAATCTGACCGCGGGCTTCGTCAATAGTATATGTTTCACCTTCCATTGAACTACACTGCTCACAAACTCTATCATCACCCGCTGTACTCCACTCGACCATTGCCGATACTTCTTCAACGTTCAATCGTTGGAATGAGTCGAGTTGTCCTTCCGCGTGTGCATGTATAATTTCAGTACGCGCGATAACGTTTGCCCGCGTGCGAGTTAACTTTTTAATGTTATCAGTTAACGACCGAGCAATTTTCGCTGGTCCTTCGCCTTTGATTAACCCATCAGATAAAATGCGCCCCATCTGTTGCGACATTGCAGCAGTGACCCCTTTGAGCTCTTCGAAGGACCGCGTCATTAGCAATTGAACTTTGCTCATCATCTCAGGTGAATTAAAAGCGTCTCGCAAAAATTCTTGTTGTGAGCCACTGTAAAAATCAAATCTTTTATTCACATCAATGTATGCGCGCTCAACACCTTTTTTATATCCCGACTCTATATACGGTGATGTCCATGGCTCACCTGTTCCGCTAACCGTTAAAATCTTTGAGTCGACTTCTTTTTGTAGCCATTTCTTATACGCGTCAATTTTACCTGAGTCTGTTGCAAAACGCCATGCTTGGTCAGCTTGAAGAATCATCATCGGATTGACTTTTAGACCGAACGCGTCCTCTGTCACTACAAGCTTTTTAACTGCCTGAGCAAGTGAGTTGAATCTTCGTTGCATTTCAGAAACGAAACGCCTACGAATCATCACTGTTCGGGTCGGGTCTATTGTCTTCGTCAGAATCATTTAGTTCGTCTTCGTCTATTGTGTCATCTTGAAACTCTTCTGCTTCTAAGATAAACTGCTCAGCTTCTTCATCAGTATATCCCATGACCGTGGTTAGGAATTGATGCGGTGGGATTAGCGTATTTCCACTTGAAGCGACATACTTTGCAATCGCGTCTGTTTTATCCTTCATTATCGTAGCCTCGTCCTTCGGGTCGAGCTCAGCTAAATCGGGCCATGCGACAGTGTACTCTTTTGGCTCAGATAAAATTCCTGCTGCGATTAAGCGGTCGATGAACGGGTGAACTATTTCAACAGTGCAGTAATTCTCTTGCCGTTTTTTAATGCGACGATTCCAAGTCGTAGTATCGGCCGATGATGCAAGTTTCGCCTCTTCACTGCCGACTAATAATCTATACGGAATTCCAAGTGTTATTCCAATTGCTTTCAAGAGCACATCAAAGTGCTCTTTTGGACTGGCTACTTGTACAGCGAGTGACTTCGCAGACACTCCGACAAGAGCCATGTACCGTTGTAGTTTATTTGAGTAATTGTCGAACTCTTCTCGAATTTCTTTTTTCTCTGTGGATGTTAAACCAGCAGTTCGTTCGGGATTGACTTCGAATGCTAAACCCGGATACGCACCTCGCCAAAACATTTCTGCACTACCACCTAATAGTTTTTTAATATCTAATAGGTAATTATACACCTGCTGCATACGAGGCGTGCCAAATGTTTCGCTTGACAATTTACCATCAACGACGTGAATGATTCGAGTCCAATGCACGAGAATCTCTGTGCCTTCTAATTCACCGTTTAAGTTCTCTGACCTAAGGCTGTATAATAGTGGGCGACCAAATCGTGGTGATTGTGGATTCTCGTCTTTCGTGTTGATTTGAATCATCATCTCAGAGAACGGTTTTAAGTACAGCAACTTTCGTGTAGCTTTTCGCCCGGACCTTTCAGCTTTCTTGCTGCTTAAATCAACACTATTGACACCATCGACGGGCTCATATAATTTCTTGCCATCGTTGACGCCTATGAGCAATGCGCCGTACTGCCCGATACCCGAAAGAATGTCGAGGCGTGATAAGTAATTGAAGATATGGAATTCTTTTTCTAAAGCTTTCCATTCTTTTTCAAACGCTGTTTCATTATCCGTTTCATCCTCAATTATTTCAGGCACAACGTTCCAACATTCCTCTGGCATTAAATTGTTTACGCGAGATGCAATGCCGTGTCGATTCCATGCGACGTTATAGTCACCTTGTGAAATGGTTAAAGGATAACCGCACTCATCGTCGATGCTACGAGTCGTGTCTTGTATTAAATTTAACAGTTCACGCCGTAGAGTATTAGCGTTTTGTATGTAATCGGCTTTGTTCATATTCTCGTATTCCAAAATTCATCGAAATTTATTTTTGGAAAAACATCTAAGTTGCTATCATTAGTGACATTTATAACTGAACGGTCAGGATATAATTGTCTTAGTTCAGGAGCAGCTTTTTCAAACCCACGTATCATTCGGTTATACACTTCTTGATTCGGCGTATCAATTACATAGTCATGCCAATTCGGTCGACCCTCCGCATCGAGGTGCATGTCGAACCCTAAGAGGTAAACAGTCTGTGCACCCATTATTAATGCAAGATTAATCGCGGTTGAACCAGTGTTCATATTCCAGCCTAACTTATCAGTAGCAAAGCCTGAAGCTTTACGCTCGAGTACTGTCACCCAATTAACTTTGCACTTCGTTAATAGTCGGTCAGTCGATACTACAGGATTCGGAAAAGCTTTAAGCTCATTATAAAAGTCTTTTCTCGGCGTTCGTTGATGCGTCAAAATAAACTGCCTATCACCGAAGATACAAATATCACATACATCATGACCTAATCTAAACGCGTTATTACATCCGATAGTACGTTCATTTATTAACCGACCAAAATCGAACTCACGCAGTGACGCTCCACCACCAATTATAAAAACGTCTTCACCTTTCCAAATTTCTGTGGGTTGCCAATTCATTTACATCGCTATCCTACTGACAACATAAACCTTTTTGCTTTCCCGGTATTTTCAAAGCCATGACATTCACAGCAAAGACTTATCTCATTTTCAAAAGTATTGTTATAATGATTACTATCAATATGATGAACGTCGAGTTTTCGACCATTTTCTTTTTGAGTTTTACCGCATCGTTGACATCGGTATTCATCACGTTGACGAATCAACTCGCGATGACTCTCTTCTGCTTGTGAGTTAAACCCATGAATATACTGACTGTTATTTTCGCCTGTTCGGTCTAATGTTTTATTTCGCTCTATAGTCTTTTCTCGTTTCCAACACCCACAACTTACGACCGCTCCACCCCGTAAATGTAAGCCTCTTATAACTTTTTCAATTCCGCAATCACAATGACACAAGTAGTAGTCTCGTTTATTTTGTTTTGATTTGTTCACGTCGTACTTAACTATAACGTATCGACCAAATCGTTGACCAATTATTAATTGCGGTACACTCCACTGTCGTTTATACGCGCCTTTTGGCATTATAGTTTCCCCACTTTCATAACGCCTTCAGCTAACTTATTAAATGCGCCAGACGTTGCATCGATTTGATCTTTATACTTCGAAGCTGGGAAGTATCGCATTTCGTCAAGATATGTTTTATTCCAATCCGCTTCGACCATCCACATATTACCACAGTTCACTTGGTCGGCGCAAGGGCCTGCTCGAACAATTTTATTTCCTGAAGCTGAACCAACAGGATCTTTTTGAATTCGATAGCCTGCGAGGTTTCGTATAGTGTAAGTCGCTTGGTCTTTGCCGCCGCTCCCGGGCTCTTGCTCAATCCAAATCCAAACAGGCTTACCATCGAACCGTGCAGTATTTTTTATGATTGATTCACGCTCATCCATTGCCCATTGACCGCGGATGACGTCGAGTATCCAAAAGCGCCCTTCTAAATCGAGTCCCATTTTGACGCCTGCGGTATAACAACCCGCGCCTTGTGTTCCTGCTTTGTCCCAATATCTAATTACTTGTTTCCATTTGTTTACCGGTACACCAATGGAAATTCTGTCAGGTTTGAACATAGCACCGCCACGAGGCACGGGCGTTTGATTAAATTGACCCGCGTATCCAAATTCGCCAAGTGTTTTAAAGTTACTTTTCAGAGTTGCTCGTGATAGCCTGCGAGGGTCCAATAATCCGTCGATGTATCTTTCTCTAACCTCTGCTGGCTTAACTAAGTCACTGTCCTCAGCGGGCAAGCAAATATGTTTCACCGTTTCGTAAGTATCGAGCATGTGCTGCGTACAGTCGTTCTGATGCAAGCGCTGCATAATTAAAATTGTAGGTGTGATGTCTTTATCAACTTTACGCGTAAACAGTGTTTCGCTCATTACACGATTCGCTTTATTTAACTCGACTTCACTAACCGCTTTTTCAGGGTTCAGTGGGTCGTCGACTCCGATAAAGTGAGCGTGCATACCCGTGACTGTGCCTTGTGTTCCGAAAGAATACCGACTACCACCTTTTGTATTTACAAAGTGTGACTTCGCGTGTTGGTCTTTTCTTAACACAACCTCAGGGAATAGTCGTTGATACTTATTACATATAACAATGTCTTTATTCTTTCGGGCTAAGTCCATCGCTAACACATCAACGTAACTTCCGCCAAGAAACCTTGATGAAGGCATTCGGGTCCATGTCCACGCTGGAAACATTATACTGGCCGCAGTAGATTTAGTTGTTCCCGGTGGAATGTTAATTATGAGGTCATACTCTTTAGGCTTACCTGCGAATACCCGCTCAGCGACATATTGCAATTCATCCGAGATATATGAAATGTGCCAGTTCCAAACGGGTCGCTCTGCAATAATCTCGCCCCAAAATTCTTTCATGAATTCAAAAAATGATTCACGGCATATTGATGCAAGCAATTCATCTTCGTCAAATTGAACGTTGCTGCCCGCTCGTAGCGCTTCGAGTAATTCTTTTCGCTGAATGAGGGTGAGTCCAAGAGCGTCAAGCGGAGTCACCTCTGTATACTCAAGGACCCGCACCTCATCAGCTTTAATACTGGCAGCGTCATAGTCCACGTTGTCAAGCACGCACCTATCGTAGTTAGCGCCTTGTAGTTCGCCGGACATTGCGAACGTTATGTTTTCAAACTTCATTCTTGGATAGATTGCGAACTTATTAAGGAGCGCTTGTCTCGCTGTTTCAGGGAATTGACTTAACCAAAGTCCGCGTTGTGATTCTACAAGCCACATGAGCAAAACGTCCCGCGACTGATTTGCTTCATCATGCGGCACCTTCAAAAACGGCGAGGCGTCGAACACTGTTCGCAAATGGTCAGGACAAGATATGTCTAATGTTATACTCATAAGCTTTGGCTCTGCCCGCGTCCGTCACCAATCTGAACTCTTATAGTAGGCTCAACACTATTCAGCGGCAAACGAACTCGCTCGTCTATTGCACGGGCGATTGCTTCGGCGAGGTCTAAATGCTCCGCTCCACAAACGTCGTTAATCGCGAGAATGATTTGCATCACTATTAAATTAACAACTTTTAAACTTACTTTGTCACCAGCCTCTTTTTCTAATCTCGATGCTGCAAGGACTAAGTCCTTTACCTCACCCATCGCCGTGCCTAAAGTTTGAATCATTAACGACTTTAAGTCAGGCGTTAACTTGGCTGCTTGCTTTTCGTCAA